ATTGTCGACAACCAGATTGTCTAGACTTATTGTAGGAGCTGTTAGTGTAGACGTCACCGTCACGTTGTCGGTCGTGAGGTTGTCGATCGTGGCATTCGAGATGTCGAGCGAGTCGATCTGGAGCTCTGGAGTGTTGATCTTGTTTGCAAACAGGGAGTTGAGTTTGACGTCCTGTCGAACTTTGAACCTGAATTCAGACATTTATTTCATGACACAAAATATATTTAGATATATGCAATGCAATTATATCTAAATGCTGCTCATGTACGATGCCCAGTAGCTGTCCATCCGCTCTGGTTTTTTTGTTTTCGGCGTTTCTGTCCTCGACGTGAAGAGTTCTATTTCTAGACTGTCAGTGTCTATGTTCTTGATATCCACAATCTTGCCGTTCTCAATGACAAAGTCTTTTGCCACAAGCTTGATGATCTGCGCGATTGTGATATAGCTGTACAGACGCCGCGCCTTCTCAAGAGTGAGCTCGCCGCGGTTGATTTTGTCGACCACAAAGTCGCAGATCATTGAGTTCCTCACAGTCTTAGGCACTGTGTCGATGGGCACGTCGAGCTTAATAATCGACGAGATCGTCTTGACGATCTCGTTACACGGTTTGTCCGCGTACATGTACTCGATGGTGCCCGTAGTATGGCTATGTATACGGATGTATTTATCGGTAGTCTCAAACACAGTGTCTATGTACTTGAAGCGACCGCCCTTTGCAAGATTTACGAGTATATACAGCAGCTGGGAGTTTGATGTCGCACTAGTACATCTGATAAATATCGGGTGCATGATCATCGAGAGTATTTACAGTGGTTGCGCAGCTTGTATTGTGATTATATAAATAATCTTTAGTTATGTTTAACGGCTGTTGATATTTAGATACGGGTTATCTAAATATATTTACACGCACGATTTGTAGTTTTCTGCCAGACGCACGAGCTTCGAGATCCAGCGCCACATGACGTCTGTGTTTTCCTTGTCGTGCCGGATTGACGACCACGCAGCCTGGAACGTCTGTTCCTTGCCGAGCTTGGCGAAGATAGGATTATACTCGGTAAAGAACGACTCGTCGCGTGTGTCGACCTTGCGGCGGAGAGAGTCGACATCTTCGACAAACGAGTCCATGATCACAGTTATGGGGATCTGGTCCTTGATAAGCACGCGCATCATGATAAAGTCCTGGTTGGACGGGAATGTTTCTATCAGCTCGTCGAGAAACTGGACAAGCGACGACTTGAAGTCTGCTACGATCCGCTCTGTCTTATTCATATTACACTACAGGTAGTATAATTTAAGTTGGTATTATGCACTGCGCTTACATGTGGTCAGGACTCGACATCAGTTTCTTGCCATAGTGGATAACGGAATCGGAAACCTCAAAGAACCCATACCCTGAAATCATCTATTGGAGTGTTATAATTAGTCGTAGTACTTTGCATACGCGCGCTTGAAGTAGAGATCAAAGTCGGTGTCGGTGATCGACCCGGAGCTGACAAACTCAGCAAAGAGTGTTTCACGGATTTTCGACAGATTGTTTCGGAGAAAGACATTGAGCGCGGGCCCGCCGCCGCTTGCCATGTCGTCGAGCACGTCTTCGCACTCTTCCAGAGATTGGAGCATCGTGTTAACTGTTGTGGTAAAGTACCCGGCGACCTGGTCTTCGAAGCTGATGCCAACAAGAAAGTCGTCGAATCCCGACAGTGCGTTGATCATGCGCGCCATAAATCCGCTCGAGCACAGCCCGACCGCGTCTGCCAGATCTTCGGCGAGGCGGCTCACCATTTCGTCGTTGTTTTGTCTAGAGATGTAGGTCCACACGAGCGCAAAGATTGACCCGAGCGTCAGCTTGAAGCGCGTGTACACTGCGCGGTCTGCAACAATGCGCTCGTACGCCTCCTTGCATCTGCTGCTTTGCACCGCTTGCTCAAACTCGTCGAGCGCAACGTCGAGCGGTTTTACAATGCCGACACACGTTATCAGCCGCGCAAGATTGTCTTCGCAACTCTGCTCGATCGACTTGATGTGCACGTTCTGCTCGTTGGAGAAGTAGTTTGTGCCGCCGCCAAGCTGGTCTATTACCGTGCGGCCAATGTCGGCAAGGTGCAGCTCGCCGCAGTTTAGAAGCACGTCGGCAGCGTCAGCTCGTATGTTGTATTCCGGGTGCGACATGCATGTGTCGACAAGAAACAGCTGTGCGTTGTCAAGGTGTCGCAGCGTCTTCGGGCCCAGGTCTGTGCGCGCAAGAAACATCGAGAGGATACGCTGCGCGGCCATGATCCTGTACATGTAGCTCATGCTGCTTCTGAGGATAATGTGCACAAACCCCTCCGCCATAAAATACTGTTGGTTCTTTTCAGAAAGCGGTGCGCGCTCGAGTCCGACAACGCAGCCGTACCGGTGTTTGGGCTCAATTGCATCGTCGTCAAGAAGTGTCACGAGGTATTTTCGCGCGTGGAACTTGTACTTGTGCGAGCCCATGAGATATACAATGACGCTCTGGCGAAACAGCAGCCTGTGCGGTTCGCGGCACAGAATGTCGACTGCAGCGTATCCGTCGCCGACAAAATTTACAAACGTGTTGTGGTGCTCTACAACCGCCTTGGCAGCCTCAAACCGTAGCTGGTGGTCGACGTGTGCATGTGCTGCAATCGCAAGCAGAAACTCGCCAATGTCGCGGCACGACGACACAACGTACATAAATGCAAGTCGGCTGATAATGTCACCAAGATCGTCGGCGTGGACCGCACACTCGAGACGATCCTCGAGCGGAGTGTCAAAGTCAAATATCATTTCATACTACCGCGCTAATTTTATATCCATTACAAAGATATAAACTTATTGAAACCAAGGGCAACTCCGAGAATCGAACTCGGGCCTCCTGCACCCGAAGCAGGAATTTTTCCACTTAACTAAGTTGCCTGATACTTTTTACATCTTTTTATATCCATTCGCAATATCAATATCTTCTTGAGACATATCTTCGATCTCACATGGTGTGATAAGATCCTTTACTCGTTGGAGAAACTCATCCAGTCACTACCTAAACTTCTTTGGTATCAACTGTGGATTCCATTTCTTACTATTCAAGAGCGGTTAAGGTAGTATGCTCGTTATAGTCAGTTTCCTCTCCCACTTACGTGAGAGGAAACGATAATTATTTGTTTTTGTTGATGTAGTACACACCGCTGGTGGTGTGTAGCGCATGTACAAGCTTGCGTAGCTTGTAAAATTTGTCAAAGTCCGGCGAAGTGGGTGGAATCAGGTCAATATAATCCAAAATGCACTTAACGTCCAGGGACTTTTGCAGAAGAATTGTGTCCACCAGTTTGGTGGACGCGGCTGTCGACAGCTGCAGGATCTTGCGCTTGAGATTATAAAAATAATCTGAAATTTCAGTAAACGACATTCGATCTAGTGTTTTAAAAGTAATTGGATTGAACTGTGAATCGGATTCAGCTTGCTTGGGTGGCGGCTCTGTACGAGCTGACTTGGAATGCACTTTGCAAAACGCCGAGTTACCAGTTTTCTTGTTGGAGCATGTCCGATTGCTTTTCTTGATAAAAAACTCACATCGCTCGGAGTGTGAACACGGCTCGTTAAAGACATCGCACTTAGCGTGTTTGTCGCAGCGGTCAGAAGAACATGACCGGCCACAAATGTCCCTCCTGCGCGCATTGATTGCCGTACACCGTTTCCACGTGTAGTGCAACGGGCAGCGGTCGCTTCCGAGTAGAGCATTAAGGGGATATGCTACATTGAGTTCTAAACATATGGCGCAGATCAATGTCATTGAAGTAGGATATTGTAGAATTAGAATATGTCACGCATTTCAATTTTGAAAACTATAGATTTTCTTATTAACAACTTACCCCATGTGGTAATCCCGTACTCGTCCATTTTATATCCATTAGAGGATATAAAATATAATTAGAACTCGTACGTGCGCGCCGAGTCGAACTCGGGTGTGTGCAAGGCCATAATCTTCGGGATGTCGACGTGGATGTCAAACACACCTGTGCCGCAGCTGGCGATCTTGCCGAGCATGATGGAGCCGCTAACGCTCGTGGTGCGCTCGACCTCGCTCGTCACTCCAGCCTTCAGAAAGTTGTCAAGACTCTTCTCAAAACTCGCCTTGGCAAGCGGACCGCACTTGGACTTGCCGTGGCCGTAGCGCGACACCGACATGATGTTGCCGCCGTGCGTCATCACATCAACAAGCAGCTGGATGTGGCACTTGTTGATGTACGTGCCGTCAGACGATATACACTCGCCAAACTCGTTGATCAGGAACTCGCGCGCCGCCTCGATGCCAAGCACGGACACGATCTCCCACATCTCGTTCGAGACTGTGCGAGTCGCATCGACAAGCGGATTGTTGAGCAGCTTGAGCAGATTCGTCCCGCGCGTTTCGATAATCCACTCGCTCGATTTCTTCTCGTAGTATACTTCTGTTATGCCGGACACACCCGACACTACGAGCGACATCAGCTGTGTGCTGACGACATTGAGCATGTACTCGCGCGCATTCGACTCGCCGACATTGACAGTGTCCACGTAGACGTCGATCCGGCCAAGCATTGTCGGCGAGAACACGCACACCAGGTCGTCGTACTGGCTTTCAATCTTTTCCGCAACTTTTTCAAGATCAATCTTGTGCACAAACAGTTTCTCAACATCAAACAGCAGTGTCAGGTAGTTGGTGTGTTTTGTGTATCCGGTCCCGTACATTGCTTCGTACGCGCAGTACCACTGTGGCAGCTCGGAATCCTCGTCAACTGTCGTATCGGTAAGAAGGTCGCCCAGCGCCACAGTCGGGAGCGTGCAGCCAATATCCATGCGCAGCTCGGACACTGATGCGTACGCTTTTGCAGGAAACACCGTCGATGTCACAACCTTGGGATTGCGTGTTGCACTCATCAGCTCTGAAAAGCGCGGCACGCCGGCGATCACAGTCTTGAGTGCCGCGCCCGCGCTGTGGAATGTGTCGAGCGTCATCTGAGTTTGACGCTCGCCAATGCTCTGTGCGGTGACAATTCCGACAGACTCTCCCGGCTGGATCTTTGCCGCGTTGTACTGTTTAACAATCTCCTCCTTCAGCATTGGGATTGCAGCAGGATACATCTTGACACGCTGTAACTGCGACTTTACGCGGCAACGAATGTTGGCAACATGTGACTCGGCCACAACGCGAGGAATGCACGGGTTTGTAGTGATGCCTTGCAATATATCCTCGATTTCTTCTGGCGTAAGTTCTCTCAAGACTTGCACAGGCTCGGATTTTTGCAGTGCTGCTTCTATAAGACCGATTAGCTCGGTCTTAGTTTCTACAGTATGCTTTGAGTATCCTGCAATTCCCAGACTTTTCGCAGTGGTTTTGAGCTGTGCGAGCGATTGAGAGGTATATTCTGACATTGTAGCAGGTATATTATACAGTTAATAATTTAAGATAGATTCACTTTTAGCTACAATAATAAATGGTCTGTCTACCGTGTCTGGCGATTCCGGCAATGGCGCTAAGTGGTGGAACTGCTGCCACCGCACACAGCAACAAGGTGTTTATCTGGTCGCTTGTACTCACGCTAATATTTGTTGTGGTGTTTGTGTACTACAAGTACTACAAACCATGCGCGACGTGTATTGTTTAGTTTTTACTATCCGTCACGGACAGTTATAGTAAAAACAATAGTTATAGTGGCGGACGTGCATCCGTAGTAACACACTCCTCATCGCTTACCGACTCGCACGTCTTGACGCGGTATCCGCGCCACGCGCCCGCCTTTGGACTGCCCCACACAATCTCAAAGTAGTCGACGACATCTGTCTTGCACGGCAGCTGCGAGTTCGGGATGCTTGAGCGGTACCAGTCCTTGAACAGCATGTACAGCTCGGACGTCGAGATTTTGGCACCAGGGTCTGTAGTGAGATTCTCTTCAACAAACTGGCGGTAGTAGTCGTTGCGCTGGATGTACTTCTCAGTAGCACAGCGCACCTTGGTAGGCACTGGACCGTCAGTATTACCCTTGCGGTGTTCCATCAGCACCCACAAGAACGCCTCGGCCAGCTCGGGCACTTTGTCGCGGATGTAGTTTCCCATCTTTGGGAAAACTTTTTGTCTCAGCTGCTCCTCGTATGTCTCTGGTGCATTGTCTGAGAATGTTGACTCGTACGGAATGACACATAGACGGTTGATCGTCGCCTGGTCAATGTGCGGCAGCTTGGGCTGCTTGTTGCACACGACGAGCAGCTTGAACATCGGATTGATTTCGCGACCGGCAGTGTATAGACCCCGTGCGTAGAACGTATCGTTACCGCTCAGTTCTTTCAATACACCGATGTTGATATACTCGGTCTCGTCGGGTTCCTGGACAACTGCCCAGCGCACGCCGTTGCCGGCACGCACAAGCTCTGGCGTACACGACGACGACTGTGCACGCTTTCCAGTAATAAGCGCGGTGGGAAACTTGATCGAGTACGGTCCGAGTATCTTCTCAATAAAACTCTGTATCACGGACTTGCCGTTGTTACCGCGTCCAGACCAGAACAGGACAAGCTTGCGGTCGTTGCCACCGACAAACACCTCGCTCGTCGTGTCCATAAAAAAGTCGTACACCTCGTTGTCGGGAAATGTCTTGCGCAGACACTCGTACACCTGCACAACCTTGGGGTCAGTGTGTGTGAACTCGGTGTAGTTGAGCGGCGACTGTGTCGAGATGTAGTCTTCGGGAATCCCGTCGCGCAGCTTGTTTGTCTTGAGATCGTATACACCGTTCTGGAAACCAAACAGGTACCGATTGGCATCGAGCTTTTCAAGAAAACGCTCGTTGTAAAACAGGACTGCGCATTCCTTGAGCACATTGCACTTGAACGGATGCGACTTGAGATCCTTGATGACTTTGTCGAGCGCCTTGATGCCGGCCTCGTACATCTTCTTATAGCGGTCAGTTGCTTCTTTGAGCAGATCAAGAAACTTGCGGCGCTCGTCCTCGTACTCGGATATGATGTCGTCAATCTTCGAGTGGAGAACGACGCCGTCAATCTGGCGCCAGTGGTGGTTCTCGAACTTGTACCACAGACTGTTCTTTGGCGAAACACAGACGTACTCGTTTCCGTACAATTCGTACATGCGGCGCGCAATATCGGCATGGGTATCTTTTACTTCCATCACTGTTCGTAGAGATGATATAAAGTCAGCGTACAATTTGGGATTATCATTTTTTGCAAAATACATCAGCGTGCCGAGCGTGATGTCGCGCACCTCCATGTTCTCCCACTCGTAAATACACACTGCCTCAGAGAACTTGGACGGACACCGCTGGCTGAAGTCGATCCAGAGGTCAAACGCGTCGCGCGTTCCGCGGCCGACGTTGTACAGCACCCACCCGACCATGATCCAGTCGCTGCGACTAGCTGCGCGCCAGTCGGCCAGCAGCGGCAGAATCTTCTGCGCCTTTGCAATATTCTCAGCAACCTCTGTATCTGACACCGATGGCATCTCGCGTCGTACCGGCTTGAGCTGCAATCGGATCGGCGATTGCACGCTGGTTTTAACCGCACATACCTTTCTGTGGAACGGGATTGTGCTGAGTATTCGTGGCAGGTAGTACTGCTCTTTGTTTGAAATGTCGATGAGTTTTTCGTCAGCGTTGTAGAGCCTGTACTGCGAGAACGCGTCCTGGATTGAGATCTCGCTACAGTGTGCATCCAGGATGTAGCTCAATAGGTACGGCACGTTGTCTTGTTTGTGCGACCCGTACATCAGCCACGGAACGTTGAAATACTGTTTGTCAAAAAGCGTCGTCGAGTCTTCGACCAGGTTGGCAAAAATGTCCTTGATCCGCGGGAGAATGTGTGGCACAAGAAACACGTGGTGATCTTTCTTGTCAAGGAAGATGTAAGGGAAGTGCAAGTGAAATCCGTTCTTGACATACTGCACGCCGTTGACCGTAGTGACGTAGTGCGGCTTTTCGAGAACGCAGCACACTAGCTGTGCCGGATCGACGTCGAGGATTGTGCGCAGCACGTCAACATACACCGACACCACTTGAGTAATCTGGGCCTTGGTATACACCGGGAAAGACGAGAACGTGTCTTCGAGTTTGATGTCAAAGTCGGCCATCACAGGCACATACTGCGTCGGCTTTTCGGCCAGCCCAAGTCCAGACTGGATCTCGGTATTGCCAAACCGCAGAGACGCAACGGTCTCGCAGTACAGTTTCCAGAAATTTTCTATTTCGTGGACGTTCATCTGGAACTTGCCTTTGGGATACACCATGCTGACATGCGTATGGAAATCGCCGCCGTCCTCCTGGACCCGGACTCGCAACGACTCGTCCCGTTTTTTTGAGACAGACATCGGCTGCAAACACTCGAACAGGGCGGATTTTGGTGTGGATTCCATTTATATTTACAAGACAAAGCTCGTTTAAATTCTAAATTGACCCCTGCTATATCACGTACTGCTCGATTACGGGTAATTTGCGCGTGTACCCGAATAGGCCAAATACTTGAGAAATAGTCTGCGACTCGATGGTCTTGAGCAGCGATTTTGTGGTGTCGGGAATCTTGGTACACACAAGCCTGATGAGCTTTGCAACGCGCACATGGTCGAGTGTTGCGGTTGCCGGCCGACACTTGTCAAAGTCGGCCAGAGTTACGAGGACGCCGATGTTTGGACAGTAGTAGGTGACGCCGTCTACGACGTACATCCAGGACCCGCCAGCGTCGACCGGATGGACGAGAATATTGCCAAGATGCAGATCGTTGTGGGCACGCCGGCCGTGCTTGAACAGCGCATACACTGCGCAGCAGATTTGGAACATAACGTTGTCGATGTATTTAGTGTTTCTGGCCATCTTGACCCAGTGGGACAGGTCGCCTTTGTGTGCATATTCTGTAACAAAGACACTGCAGCTGCCGATATTTGGAAGCGGGCACTGTGGACACCTGACAATTCCGTAGAGTATTGTAAAATTCGGACATACGTTTTTGGCTACTAGCTCGAGGCATATCTCAAGAGCGGTGCGCTCGTGCGAGCTCATTTGCTTGACTATTTTGACAGCAAAGAGTGTGGTGTTATCGCCACACACAACTTTGCCGTTGACACGGGTGACCGGCGTGCACGCGCTGTAGACGCTGCCGTGATCGCCTCTACCAAGTATGTTAGACACAAGGCTGTTTCCCGCAAACATACTGCCGTTGAAACACGCACTGGTGTCGATGCTAGCAAGCACGCTGGCTCGTTTCATTAGTCTGAACGACGTTTTCATATTACAGCTGGGATTCTCCGTCTTAATATGAAAATTATACCATGCGGTTGAACGTCTGCATTGCAATGTCCCGGCCCTGCTGCGTGTCAAACACGTGGCGAATGGTGAGTTGGTTGGCGTTGCTGCGGTATGCCAGGATTGCAGATAAGATTGGCGCGCCGACGGTAAGCATGATGCGGGTTACGGGCGGCTCGCCGTCCATGAACCCGTTGCCGGTTTGTGGCAGGACAAAGCAGACGATGCCGATCCCGCAAAGACCCGCTGCGGCGATAATCTTTGCGCCGGTCCACACTTTTGAAGAAACAGTCATTGTCTCGAGCCGTATTTCGTTTATTGTACGATAAGACACGCTAGCATTGTGGTTGGTCACGTAGTCTGTGGATTTGCGTCGACAAAATCACGCAACAGCCTGACAAATTGCAAATATAAAACAGAGTAGACGGTTGACAATGACGCAAAAGATCTGTATTCGCGAGCTCGACCCAGACATTATCGCGCCGTCGACGGCGCGGATGAACGTGTCTGACCAAGGCGGGTCAAAGATCGTGATTATTGGGAAACCCGGCACAGGAAAGTCGACGATGATCTCGTCGCTGCTGTACGAGAAAAGCCACATCTTCCCGATGGGCGTCGTGTTCTCCGGCACGGAAGACAGCAACCACCACTACAGCAAGATGTTTCCGCCGACGTTCGTGTACAACAAGCTGGACGAGACGCGCATCGAGGATTTTATCAGCCGGCAGAAAATTGCCAAGAAACATCTACCGAATCCATGGGGCGTGCTGCTGCTGGACGACTGCACCGACGATCCTAAAATTCTACGGAGACCACTGTTCCAGGGCATATACAAGAACGGGCGCCACTGGAAGATGCTGTTTATTCTGTCGCTGCAGTACAGCATGGACATTCTGCCCTCGATCAGAACAAACATCGACGGCACGTTCATCCTGCGCGAGCCCGTGCTCAAGAACCGGCGCAAGCTCTGGGAGAACTACGCATCGATCATCCCCGACTTTAATTTATTTTGCGAAATCATGGACCAGATCACGACGGACTACACCGCGCTCTACATCCACAACGCAACGCAGTCTAACAATTGGCAGGACTGCGTGTTCTGGTACCGTGCGCGCCAAGTCCCGAAAGACTTCAAGTTTGGCAGCCGCTCGTTTTGGACACACGCAAACCACCGCGTAAACTCCGATTACATAGATGTATAGACTTTTGTGCACTTATTGGCAAGTGTTTCCTCTCTCTTAACAGAGAGGAAAGCATATAATTCTACTTTGTCAACTCGGAAATATTGACACCATGGTATTTTTTCAGCCCCGTGGACGAAATATAAGGGACAATACAGTTTTTGAATATTCTTCGGTCAGTACCCTGTTGATCGAATTGAATAAGTCGGCGAATGTCCACCCAGTTGTGGGTTTCAAGTATATACTTGGCTTCAACTACAGACTCTGTCTTGGCGCGACAAGAGATGGCTGCAACTGCGCCACCTATATCAAAGCTGTTTCCCAAGTAGTCTTGGAATTCAGGATCCGACAAAATGTCTGTAAGGTCTTCAGCAAAGAACCGTGCAACTGATCCTAGTATTTCAATATACCTTTCTTTTTCAATAGAGCTGGTAAAGAATTTAAGCAAGGTATATACCCCTATATACCCAGCACATACGTCAAATACACTTTCAGTGAGCGTGCGTAGTGTCAGCAATACTTGAGCAGTGTCGTCCAGTTCAGGTGGAACTGAATCAACATATTCAAGAGGCATTGCTGTAGTATCATAGGAGGCAGTTTTTGCTATTGTCAAAATAGCGTTTTCAAAATATATGTTTAACGGCGTTTTTTTTGTTTTTTTTGGCGGACTGCTTACAGATTTACTTTTCTGCAGACTGCTTACAGATTTACTTTTCTTTGTTCTTTTTTTGTGCTGCGTGCACCGGTCGCCATCTACAGCCTTTTTTCCACACACAGTCTTGTCCTTCTTAATTGCGGTACATGACGTTGCCGATTTGGTATCGGTGGATTCCACACATGATACAGCTTTCTTCTTTGATTTGTGGATACCGCACCGGTCGCCATCTACAGCCTTCTTGCCGCAAACAGTCTTGTCCTTTTTAATTGCGGTACATGTAATTGATGTAGTTACAGCAACCACTGCTGGTGTGTGGCTAACCCACTCGGTTACAAGTCTTTCAATCGGAATCTCAAAAGTCTTGGAAATGTGGTTCATAAAAGACTTGAATTCAGTGACAGTAATAGACGTGATGCTTTCCATACGCGATAATTGTTAACCATTAACTTACACAGGTATCATTTTTGAATCTTTCCTCTCTCTACAATATGTAGAGAGGAAAGCGTATAATTATTTAGAGAGAACGAGGTCGAGCAAGTTTATTCTGTGTTTGTACATGAGTTCATTCAGGAAGTCCAGGCTGTACCAGTGAATATACTTTGCAACAAGCTTCATGTCAACACAATGTATCCACGTTCGGATAAAGTCTTCGCTGAATGGCTGAGACACAATATCATTGTTGTCTTCAATACAGATGAGTGGACGATTGTAAAACTTAATGTCGTTCCATGGAATATCAACCCATGGATATTTACTGATGTACGTGGTTAACTCTTGGTCGGACATTGTGTATACCGAACTTGTTTCCTTTTTCGAATTTGTTAACAAACCTCGCTGAACTTTGCATTTCTTAATTCTTTTAATGGACTGTTTGCGCGTTTTGCAATTTTCACCGGATTTGGCTGTTTTGAATTTGTGGATGCCGCATCTGTTTCCTATAACTGCTTTTTTACCACATACTGTTTTGTCCTTCTTAATTGCAACACATCCGGTTGGATTATCCAAATGATTACTCCACTCAACAGACAGACTTTGAATTGGGATCTCAAACGTCTTAGAGATGTGGTTCATAAAAGACTTGAATTCAGTGACAGTAATAGACGTGATGCTTTCCATAAGCGATAATTATTCTTAATAAAACTATATTTGTATCATTTTTGAATCTTTCCTCTCTCTACATATTGTAGAGAGGAAAGCGTATAATTATAAGTCTGTGCGGCACATGGGGCACGTGCGACAGCGCTCTGTCCATCCGAGAATACAGTCCTTGTGGAAGACATGGCCGCACTTGATCTTGTGCTGCGGTCCGTCCGCGTCGCGGCAAATGGGACATGGGTCCGATGATTCGACGGCTGTAAGACCGATCTCAGGAATGGCAAACAGCGCAAACACGTCGCGCATTCTGTCTAGCAAGTACGGGTTGCGGCGCAGCGACGCGAGTGGCAGCGCGTCGCGATACTTGTCAATGAAAGGCAGAGAAATATCCTGGCACTCGGCGACATCGACCCAGTTGATCATTGTACTCAGTGCTAGAATGTCAGCCTCACTAAGGTCTTGATATCTGGCGACAAGGTTCCACGGAATATAGTCGTGCATCTCGAGCAGCTCATCGAGCGACAGGTCGTATCTGCGCACGAGCCTGTCCCAGTCAATGAACGTCCGGAAGTACTTGAACATCTTGACGGTGAAGCTCGAATACGACACCGTGTCCCACAATATGTACCGGGCATATTTTTTCAGAAAAGCCATGGTCAGTTTCTGGTAGTTCGAGATGTACTGCCAGTCCAAGAACTCGGCGAATGTTTTTAGGAAAACATTCGTGGTCTGCAGCAGCTTAGTGTTTGCGGCGCGGAGCGTGACCGTGCTCCAGTTGAGACGGTGCTGGCTTGCACGCACAAGCTCCGTGTTGTCAAGGTCGATTTTCCACGACGCCGAGTTCCAGTCAAGGAACTGGCCGCACGACTGCACTAGTTCAAGCGTCAGCGGATTGTCGTTTGTAAATGATGACCAGTTGATTTCGGCGTGGTGCTCAACGAGAAAGGAAGTGTCCTTAATATCAATAGTAACGATCATGATACTTCTAATCTTTAGTCTGGCTCTAATTCGTTTTTGAATGGACGCGCACATTGTTTTCAAATAAGATACGCGTAAGCTCGACCGGATCCGGTTGGGGAAACTCAATTGTCTCAATACCGCTTGGCTCGAGCGCGAATATCTCGCGGATGCGCGCGTGGTTCAGCGCCTCGAAGCTGTACTTGAGATTCCTTGCAATCTCGTCGATACTTCCGTGCGTCTTGATGAACTTGTGCGCCTTCATGGGACCGATGCCTGGAACCGACGGCGCATAGTCCGTGCCGCAGAGAATGCACATGTCGACAAACTGGCTCGGCGTCATTTCAAGCGCTGCAAGCACATCCGGTACTGCAAGCTCGGTGCACTGGCCGGCAGATACCTTGTGCAGAATTTTTGGTGTGATGTACACTAGTGCGTCCGAGTCCTCGGTCATGATTGCGTCGACCTTCTTTTCGTGGCACAGCAGCGCACACAGCTTCTCAGCCTCGATCGTGGCAGTGATCGTTGCGAATCCCATACTGTTGCACATTTGTTTGATTGTGTCAAAGTCTTGCTGGTATATTGGCAGAAGGTGGTTGTCGGACTTGGCAATGTACTCCTCGATTTTCTCGACACTGATTGCCGAAACATCGCCGCGCGCAGACGTGCTGATTAGCCGCGCAAAGTTTGTGTTTGTGGGCGTGAACGAGCGCAGCACCTGCGACACTGCACCCGTCTGCTTGTACGCCTCAAGCGCGGCCCGGATCTCGTCGACTTTTGTGCGCAGCGCCTTTTTCTGGTTGCTGCGCCGGGCACGCTCCGCAACCTTTTCGTGGATGCATGTCTTGCTGTCAAAGACAAAGACGCAGCGTATGTCTGACATTGATTTCAGGAAGTTGTAGAAAACAGAGATCCACTGTCGGCCGTACACGCTCTTGTACTTGTACATGTAGACCGACGCGTCGACGGCGACTGTTTTTCCAGCATAGTCGGAGAGCGCGACCTGTTTTGTCAGCGCGTGTGGCGCATATCGCTTCAAGATGGAGTTGAGGTTCTTGATACCCATTAATTAATATACACACGGATACCATTATCTTGAATTTACTGCCTATATTAAATTCAAGAATATTTATGCGGCGTTGATTACAAGTAGCGGGGTTGTGGGATTGATACATGTGACAACAATGTTGCGGGTAGTTTGCGCAGGTATGGCTATAGCAGCACCGTTGGATAGCGCAAAGCCGGTATTTCCCACAATGTTGAGCACGTTAGGACCTGCAGCAGTAGCAGACGATCCGGCGGAGAACTTGAGCTGGGCTCCAGCTTCGAGCGGAAATGCGGCCAAGATAGATGCGGCAGTGGGCATTGTCACCGTAATTGATCCAGCTGTGGTAGTGGCAAGTAAGCCATTGGCGACCATGCTGAAAAACTGGCGGACGGACAGTGTTGTGTTTGCGGAGAGTACAAGAGGACCGTACACGAGAGGAGCAGCGTTCTTGATGTCTGTCAAACGAGCACCGAGTGCAGTGTCTTGGATTGCAAATGGATAGGCAGGTATGCTCATTTATTCAACAAAATAATTAATTATTTAATTTTTACGTATCAAACAATGGGTATTACAAACATATTTCCTGTCACTTGCGTGTGAGAGGAAATACTATTTGAAACAGTTATTTCAAGCATATTGGATTATCGGCGGAAACTAACACGAGCGGTAGCGGGCTTTGGTGGTCACACGCTGGACACGGATACTGTTTTTCCACGATTTCGCTGAAACAAAACTCGTGGGCCAAGTGGGAACACTGTGTCATGTATATGTCTCCGTCGACACCAAGGCTTTCTGTGCACACCATGCATGGCTTGAATGCGGCGTCCATTTATTTAGTGTACCTGAAAATCAGAGAGTCGTATAAAACATTTTTCTGAGAATAAATGGCACACACGTTTGGAACGATTCTGCGCAGCGACCCGGTCGTCGACCAGCAGGAAAAGACGTTTGGCACGGTGCTTGCGCCCGCTGTGCATCCGCCAATTCCTACACACTTTGACGGGCGAGAAGTATGGGCTGACTACCTGTCGCCAATAAAGAACCAGGGCCTGTGTGGCGCGTGCTACGCGTTCTCGGTAGTCGGCATGCTCGCGGACCGGTACGCGATCCAGACGCTGGGCCAGGTCAAGCCGGATCTCAATCCGATGGAGATGGTTGTGTGCATGAAGGATCTTGAAGACATAGGCACGCCGGACGATTTTCTCAAAACCCGCACGGACACGGTGTTTGAAAAAGAAATAGGCAAGAAGCACGCGGTGCATGCGTGCAAGGGCAACACGATGTACAACGCTGCGCGGTCGACGTACGTCCAGGGCACGCTTGAGGAAAGCTGCGTGTCCGAGCGCGACATTGCACGGTTCATTGCAAAGAACGGGCGGATCCCGCTGTGTCTTGAGCTCGAGGGCGACGGGTTCCCGAGTCTGTGTGTCAACAAACAAAATGCGCCACGCTACTGGATGGCAGAGCAGTACTACACGATTGGGCACAGCGAAATCACCGAAACAACTGTCAACGAGATCAAGCTCGAGGTCATGAAGTGGGGGCCCGTCGCTGTCGGCTTCCAGGTGTTTGACGACTTTCTTACAGGCTACAAGGACGGCACGCTTATATACACACACCCAAAACGCGAGCAGAAGACACTCGGCGGCCACGCCGTGCGCATTGTCGGCTGGGGAGAAGACGAGCAGGACGGGCGGTTTGTCAAGTACTGGATTATTGCAAACTCGTGGGGGCGCGAGTGGGGTGATAATGGATATGGCAAGATTGAAATCATGATTCCGGAGCTACAGCTTGAGCAGAACGTCGTGTCAGTCTGGCCGCAAATCTTCGGCAGCGACTTTCCGTATCCGCTGGTGTACAACGCGCTGGTGCCGCGCGCGTCCGACGACGACGACGTGATCCGTGCGCAGCTCGACATTGACCCAGTGACTATGTATGCAAACGTACATGTTGAAAAGATCCGGCGCGGCGAGATGTCTGGCTCTCTGTCACCTGTCATTGACACACGCAAACTGCCTATCTACACGATGTTCTGGGCGTACCGAGTCGGACACGATCCGGTCGAGCTGCAGGATGGTACAAGTGTGTACGCACTGGGCGACATAAACATAGGCGGGTGGCGCAATGTCTGGATCTGGTTCATAGTTGCTGTGATTTTAGTTGTGCTTGTACTCTTCCTCATGAATCGGCGGAGACGTAACTAAGAATATAAACCGGAAAACATTTTCATGACAATAGTAAAATGTATGGCGGATACGGAAGTATTTGCAAACGCAATAAACACCAGCCTGGGAGTCTGCTGTACTATTCAATGTCGGGAGGCACACCGCTGCCCAACAATCTTGCCACCCGTCTCTCTCCCGCCAAGGAAACAAGCAACCGGTTTTACCCACAAGTCCCGGAACGCAGTCTGGCATACCGGTACGATGGCGTCAACATGGACACGCCAAACTCTAATCCCGAGTTTACAAGCTCCTGTAGCTCAGAGTACATGCCGCGCTACAACAAGGGGCAGAGAAAGGACGATGGGACACAGGGCTGCACGTCGTGTTTCTCGCCTAAACCGCGTGGCGGCGAGCAGAAGCTGGACCCGATCCTCGATCCAAAATTCAATCTGCGCGAGGTTGCAAAACACATGATTCTCCTAGAAGACCACCTGTTCCAGCCCGGGCGTCGGTGCGACGACTGCATAAACAAGCACCGCCTCACGCTGGAGGCGTTTCTCGAGGAGGCGATTACGCTTGACAAGACCGGCGAGCACCGCGAGATGGTCGAAAAGACGTTGACACAGTTCAAACAAATTATGCGAGACTGGGTTGAGAAAGTGCGCAAGAATCCGGTGGCGAACGTCGACGAGGTGTATTTCCGCACGGCGCAGAGACTGCGCGACATCCGCAAGCCGCTGTGTATGGCATACTGCGACTTCTGCTAGTTGATTTTTACATTTCAAATGTAAAAATATAATTACGTGACCAGCTTGCCAATGCAGTTGTACTGGTTTTTCATGTACTTGGTTGCCGTGATCTCGATTTGTGCTGACACTCCCTCTTTCACAGACTCGTTGGGGACAAAGATCTTGAACAGACACTGCGACTTTCCCGGACAGATGTAGTCAAACATAGTCCCGTTTGCAAGTGTCTTGACAGACCGAGCGCTGTACACGTCTCCACACACAGGCTTTACTGTTGTTGCATTGAAGACAACAGACACAGATACGTTTGGCGACGAGTACTCAGTGCGAGCTGTAGTGATCCGGACGGCGCTGACATCCACAATGTACCCGTGATTCGCCGAGCATGAGCCGACGTACTTGTCGACAACAATATTGTTGACTGTTTGCAAGAATGACGAGCCAAGATGCGACGGGTGGATCTGGACAATGCGCTCAAGCTTCATACAATGTGCTATTACTGTTGGCCGCAAATCGTTTTTCTTGATATAAAGTATTCTTGTCAGATATAACTAATGCGTAATTTATTATACTGTTTCTACATCTACATGGTGTTTATTGTGCTTTACGTCAAGCACAAAGTCAAGCAGCTGGCTGCCAACATGTGCCGTCCAAGACCTGTCCTGTCACGAGTCAGCAAGAAAATATACAGACTCGAGTTCCATCTTGGCGAAACAAAGTGCTGCCTTCTTGTAAGGCGCACGCCAGGTCCGTGCGAGTACTACATGGCGACGTCTACGTACGACGACACGGACATCACGGACGAGATCATGCCGTACATGGCTGCCACGCCTGTAGCTCCAACACCCGGTGTGCTCGGATACGACGCAATTTCGTTCTGGGACATGAACGACGACGAGAAGTGTGTGTTTCCCGACGAACCGATCTACGGATAATTATTGTTTTACTTTGCTGCCAAAGTAAAACTAGAATAGCGAGGTGAAATTCCACCCAAGATCGTTGAACAGCTCGGATATGATGTCTTCGTGCAGCAGTTTGCGGTCTATCGTTTTCAGGATGTTGAAGTCTTCCTGGCGACACGGATGCTTGTGCCGGCGCAGCAGCTGGAAGAGCACGTACTGCGTGTTGATAAAACTCTTGCGCGAGATTCTGTGTGTGTGTTTGAACTTTTTGTCGTAGAGATCTGTAAGGATGTTGAAGTCCTGGATCAGCGCGTCTTCCAGGTATGTGATATCGTCAACACTATTACCGGTAATCAGCTTGTATATCAGATTGATGTCTTCGTAGTGTTTTGCGTGGCCGCTTTCCTTAAGAAACATCAACAGTTGCTCCTTGTTGACAGCAGAGTAGTCAGATCCGTTATTTATCCCGTGTGTGTGTATGCAGTCGTACAGAGCGGAAATCACCGCGTCGGATATACACACGTTCTGCTTGCCCTGGTACTGGTTGATACAGTCCTTGAAGTGGATGCGGCGCTTGTACGTGTACCGCAGCGCGGTATTCATCCGCGACGAGTCTTTGTGCGACGGACTTATGTTAAAAATGTCCTTCTGATTCCCACACCCGCAGCAGATATGCGTGGTGTCGTGCACCACATCGAACTTTGTTCCCTTGCATATAGAACACACGATCTTGAGTGTCCTGCATGGCTTCGACACCGGTTTGAGTGTGCAGTACGACTGTGCAATTGTCGCGTACTGCGCAATGTCCTTAATGTTTGATGTTTCCATTATGTAGAACATCAGACCGTTCGAGACGTTTTCCAGATCACACATGATCCGCGCATGTGTCGTCTCTACCTCTTTCCGGGCAATCGGGTGCACACCCTCGAGCGCGCTTATCTGCTCGAGAATCCTGTGGTACGTTTCCACATTGGCTGCCGTCTGTGTGACGTGTGCTGCCACATAGGAGTCTATGTCCGCAATACTCTCCATTGGATTTGGACGTTTGAATTTTAAATATCTTATAGAGATATTAAAAATCTTCGTTCGTGGAGAATACCTGTGCATCTGATACGTGTGCCAGCTTGTACTCGCCAACGCGGCGCTCAAAGAAGTTGGTCTTCCCCTCGAGCGAAATCATCTCCATAAAATCAAACGGATTATGTGTGTTGTATATCTTTGTCTGTCCTAGCTCAACAAGCAGCCGGTCAGCCACGAACTCGATATACTCGCACATAAGGTGTGAGTTGATGCCGATCAAGTCAACCGGAAGCGCATCCGTTACAAATTCCTTCTCGATCTCGGCCGCCTCACGGATTATTTGCACGACTGTCAGGGGCTTGTTCACAAGATGCGAGAACATCAGACATGCAAACATGCAGTGGCTGCCCTCGTCGCGGCTTATGAGCTCGTTACTAAATGTAATGCCGGGCATAAGACCGCGCTTCTTGAGCCAGAATATCGACGCAAAGGATCCGGAAAAGAATATTCCCTCCACAGCCGCAAACGCAACGAGTCGCTCGCCAAACGAGTCTGTACCTTCGATCCATCGCATTGCCCACTCGGCTTTTTGGCGGACACATGGGATAGTGTGTATGGCATCAAACAACTGCTGTTTTTCGGCGGGATCTTTGACATACGTGTCTATCAGCAGGCTGTACACCTCGGCGTGAATTCCCTCCATCATGAGCTGGAAGCCGTAGTACAGCCGCGCCTCGGGAATCTGTACTTCGGCTAAGAAGCGTGCTGCCAGGTTCTCACTTACGATTCCGTCACTTGCAGCAAAGAAGGCAAGCACGTGCTTGATAAAGTACTGCTCATTGGATGTCAGACTATTCCAGTCGGAAATATCCTTAGACAGATCGATCTCCTCAGCAGTCCAGAACGACGACTCGGCCTTCTTGTACATAGACCATATGTCGCTGTATTTTATGGGAAACAGGACAAAGCGTGACAGTGTTGCGTCGAGTATGGGCTCGGACATCTGAGTTTACAAATACAGTTTTTAAATTCAATACATGCCAAGACATCGGAGAATCTTGGCGCTGACAGTGCGCAAATACTTGTCGGTATCGTTAACTTGGATATCTCGGAGAATATCGTCAATGTACTTTTCGCGATCTTGGACTTTAACTTTAATAATTTCTGGCTGAATTTCTTCATCTAACATCGGCGGTGTTTCTAGTTGAACTGGAGACGCCGGTTTTGGTACTCGTACAGGCGATGCGGGTCTAGGTGGTGTAGCAACTCGTACAGGAGACGCAGGTCGTGACGAGGCTGCGAGTGCACTGAGAAGCTGGGGACGGGTAAGCTTGTAGTATCCAGGGACACCACGCTGTTTTGCCAGCTCCTTCAGCTGCTTGACATTGAGAGAATCAAGGCTTGGTCGTACAGGAGACGGTTGACGCACAGGTGACACAGGTCTAGGTGGTGTAGCAACTCGTACAGGAGACGCAGGTCGTGACGAGGCTGCGAGTGCACTGAGAAGCTGGGGACGGGTGAGCTTGTAGTATCCAGGAACACCACGCTGCTTCGCCAGCTCCTTCAGCTGCTTGACATTGAGAGAATCGAGATTTTGACTCTGGGTGTGTGGACGATTTTGAGATGCATTATATATTGTGTCTATAATATCCGCCTTGAGTTCTGGGATATTGTTGATTCCCATGTCTGTTGCAATTTTTTTGAGCTCGGCAATTGTTTTTGCATGTAATTCCTCACACGACATATTTATTATAGACAAGTAAGTTTTTATAAGTTGGTTAATTTATTCGCGGATATCGTCGATGTTTTGCGGACCTTTCATTTTGCGAACGGGCGTGTCTTGTTTTGGCGGTGTTGGAGTATCAAACTTCTTGACCATCATCTTCATGCCAATAAATAGAGCAGCATTCAAGATGATCATGCCAAGCAATCTGATCTCGACGGGGATGCTTGATCCCGCTGGGTTGTAGTGTTTAGCACACAGCTCGACAAGCAGCCGCTCGTACGTATTCATTTTGGACATCTGGTCTGCTGTGAATCCAGTGATGTCAAAGCCAAAGTAGTTGAGTGCCCACTCAACACCAAAACACGCTTGGCGGAAGTAGTTCTTGTAATCCTCTACGCTCGAGTCGAGAACGACGCGCTGCAACATGGTTTCGTACGACTTCTGCATCGTAGACAGATCAGACATGATTGTGTATTCTGGGATGATGGCCTGAAAGTCCTTGTACTGTCTTTTCAGAAGGTCGAACTTGAAAAGCAGCTGCCGCTTCTCGTCCTCCTCGTCAATATCTGATTTGGTGACCTGGGAAATATCGCGGTAGTACTTTTTGTCCCGCGCAACCTCAGACAGGGCAGGCGGGTTTGGTGTGCGAGTCGCACCGTCCGCGCTTGCAGCTGTATGTTCTGGTGCGTCGTCATCGACCTTGAACATTTCGCTGATACGTTCATCGAGTTTAGTATGTGTTAGCATCTCGTCCGAGACTGCATCATCACCGTTGTGCAACATGTCAGACTCCGACTGGGCATCAGCCACGTTTACAGATGCATCATCGCTCGACGCGTTGTCTGTGTCTGGGATTTCATCTTCGATATCGGACATGGAGACCTCTGGCTCGTCGGGCGGCACGTATTCTTTGTTTATAAGTTCCTGTCTAACGCGGTCTTTGTTCTCGACAAGCTCGAGATACAGCCGCGGGCTATTCCCGTGTCTCTTTGGCCTTGCCGACGGGCGATTATTTGGAACCTTGACGATTTCCACATTCATCTTTTGAGAAAGAATAAATAGGTTTTATATGTGTATTTGTGTGTTATCGAAAACACAAATAATTAGTCCGACTCGTATTCAGAGTCGGAGAGATCCTTGGTCGATATATAGTTTTTGATTTCCTCGGTGTAGACTTCGGTGTTTCCATACAGATTGTCGGGGAGGACAAATGGTACATGCGCCAGCTTGCACGCGTCGATGTCGTCGAGTGTCAGCGCACCGCCATCGCGGCGCCCGATCGCCGTACCGCTTTGGACCACGATATGTGGTGGAATACCTGTTTTACCAGGACGGTGTCGTGCAAACAGCAGTTTGGGCTTAGTCTGCGCACCAGCACACGGAAGCACCTGCGATTTTGTCAAGTTGTGTTTTGCACAGAATGTCGCTATAAATTGGTTGACAGTGTATGCGTCAACGCGGTCGTTGGTCATGTTAATGTCGTTCATTTTCCGGTTATACTTGAAATGATAGTGCCTATGTCGGGTGCGTCTTTATCTCCTTCTGTCATTTTAGAATACATGCTACTCACTTTTTTGAGCATCGCCTCCGGATCGAGCGTACCGCTGGCAAACTTGTCGCTCATAGACGAGATAATATCTGTCAGTTTTCCAGAACTGACAAGCGCCATTGCGGCAGCCATAGGATTCGTGTTCGTGGTGGGGTCAATGTTAGACGAAACAGCGTCGATGATGTCGGTAATAAAGTCGTCGTCGGAGGCCTCGCGCGACGTTCTTAGCAGCTCCAGTGACCTCTCACCGGGATAGATCAGCGCGTTGATAGTCAGCAGGTGATTCCAGATCGCAGCCCGAGTCTCAGAATCGCTGTGTTCCATAATTGTGTCGAGCTTGACAAACACGCGGTCAGAGTACTTTATCAGCGGGTCGACAATCCTGTTGGCATCTTTTTCTTCAAGTGCCTTGCTGTTTGCATCGCAGAACCGCGTAAAAACGCCAATGTGTTTGCGTACTGGATCCTTGTCGAGGATCGTCGTCTTACTGACGAGCCGGTGGTAGAGCGCAATCGACTTGTGCTTTTCGCCGTACACGGTGTTCAGGTCTGCTACAAAGTCAGAGATTGCCTTGAAGATTGCGAATTCGTGTTGGTCCATGTATTGAACAATAAAGTCAAAACTTTAAATATAAAAGTAAATGGACGAGTCTGACTTTGTGGCAGAGCGCAACGCGTTTGAGCGTGTGGCAGTACGTGGTGCAAATGTAGACATCAGAACACCGCTGGGAACGTTTCTGTACACCATGAGCGACCGGTTCGCAATCCTGCGGACACCGCTTGGGCTTACCGACAACGACCTGTCGATCTTGTACGACATTGCACAGCGCATGCCGGACGTCGGCCACAAAAACCCCGCTGCATTGATATACGCATACAAGGTCACCAAGCACGGCGACATCCCGCGCCAGCTCGCCGCAGCGTTGCCACAGAAACTCGAGTACAGTGTCACTCTTCCCGACGTGCTACGCTATGCACGTCTTATTCTTAGACTTTGAGCGCGTCATTCCGTACGAGAGACACATGAGCATGCAGTCGCTGATGTCGTCAAGCTTCTTCTGAAACGAGTTTCTAAGCGCAAGTGTGGATGTATCTCCCCGACTGTGCAGAATCCGGTCCGCAGTGTCCACCGACCACTTTTTGCGCTGTGGCTTTGTAAGTCCAGGCGGCGCGCCCAGCACGCGCGTCTTGTTGCTGCTCTGATACTCGATTACAACAATGTGTGGATACCTGAGCTCAAAGTACGAGAGACAGTGGTGGGCGATCCGGATGGCTTTGGTGTTAATAACTGTCCGAAACTGCATCTGCCGCTCCACAAGCACGACGTCGCACATCACCCAGTACTCGTGCAGACTGTCGAGAACGCGGGTGACGTCGGCAGTCGCACTAGATTCAAGCGTAAAATTGTCACAGAACACAGTTTCGCCACACATGCACGCCGTGTCCACATCGCATCCGCGCATTGTGTCTATACACAAGTTCTCAATCCCGACCGCAAAGTTGTTCACACCAGGATCAATCGCACCTACTATCATGTATTGTGTAATACATGATATTTCTTAGACAGCTCGTTTGATCGAAAACACGGCTGAGATCTGGATTGCAGGATCGGGAGCAAGGGGCGACTGCGTGTCGGGACCAACATTGAATAGCTCGCCGTTCGGCATCTTGACACTGAACCGTAAGTTATCGTTTGGCTTGAAGCGCATGGTCTGTGTCATGCCATTGGCAACAAGAGACAGAAACTGCGTGCTACGCGGATTCGAGACGTCGGCGATCGGTACAACAAACGTCGAGTACACGGCGTTGGGATTATTCGAGTAAATTATGTTTCTTGCATGGCCACCGGTTGATGTGTCGCACGCAAGCTCGACCAGCACGTACGGATAAAACGAGGGCCGATTGCCGCTTGCAACCACGAGATCAAGATTTGGGATGTCCAGTCCTAGAAGCTGGATCTCGTAGTTCACAGTATCCTGCTGCGACAGCACACTACCAGAGTATGCAAGCGGGTACAGACTGTCTCTTGAAAACGGCAGAATCTCGTACGTGTTTCCAGGTAGAGGTACTGGACTGAATGCCGGACTGACTGTTGCCACTCGTGTCGCGCCGACATACGATGTGATGACGCGTGCCTCACCGGTAGCCGGACCGGTGCTGAAGTATATAAATCGGCCTTTGTAGAAATTGTCTGCGGTAGAAGATGTGCCAGGCAGTGTTGCTGTCAGCGGGGTTGCAGCGACAATCAGGCCCTGCTCGTCACTTGTCAGACCACGTACAGAGTAAGTGTTAGTAACAGCCCAGCCTGTAAATGCGCTGGACAACGTTGCGGTGCGTGTCGTTCCGTCGTACGCGGTGATAAACCGGTACTGGTTCAGAGTCTCGTCTTTCAGCAGGAGCCCGCTGTAGAATCCCGGTACAGTACTCGCACCAGGCTGCATCTGTACCGCGCTTGCAGTACTGGGATCTGTAATCGTGTATGTGTCTGTCGCCGCCCACGTGCTCGAAAACGGATGGTCGAGAGTGACTGTTTGAGTCGCACCGTCGTACCCGATGATTGTACGTGTTTCGGCAATTGTTGTGTCTGTTACAGCGTACCCGTTGTAGAATGCGTCAATATTCGACGCGGAAATGTTGAGGATCGGTGCAACGAACGTGCCGCCGTTAAACACCTCGGGTCCGCGATTGGCGCTCTGTCCTGCAAACACATACGACGGGTACGCCTCGCTTATCGGATCGGCTGCATGGAGTGCATCTGGTGTAAAGAACGCGTTGTTGGATGCTATCGGGACAACAAAGGATGCGGGGAGCGGAAACTGCTTGCGGTTGCGGTACGTGCTGTCGATGTGGATGTACGATCGCGACGACATTTATCTAGCCAAACAATTTATTAAATGACACGGTCTGAAAAAATGTTTTCGAAATAATCTCTAGCTGGTATATATATGGACTACTTTGACGTGTTTGACAACATCGACAGCAACCCCGCTCCAACCGAAAGCGCTCTCAAGTGTGTGCACGCCTCGACATGTGTTGATGGAAACGTCAAAATATGTACCGACTGCGGCGCCGAGATAGAGAAGCTCCAGACGTACGAGCGCGAGTGGCGATACTACGACACGGATGCAAAGAGCAATCCGACTCGCTGTGTTGCACGCAAGGGTGAGACTATGGTGATTCTCAAGGATCTCGAAAACATGGGGATTGGCGAAAACGTCATCAGCCTTGCAAACTCGATCTACGTCCAAGTCACAAAGGGCCACATCAAGCGCGGCAGATCATCGCGCAAGGCAATCATTGCAGCATGTCTCTTCCACGCGTACAAACAACTCGGTGCGCCTAAAAGCTGCGACATGCTGCGCGAGATCATGAAAGACGCAAACCTCAACAAGTCAGACTTTCTCCACGGCATAAAACAGGTTGCACTCAACACACCCAAGAACACAGACTCTAAGAATGCAACGGTGACATACATCACGCCGCGGGACATCATTTGCGAAATAATGGTTATTCTCAACTCTACGGAATCGCAGAAGGCCGCTGTGTTGCACATGTACGACACAGTCAAGGATCGGTCGCCAATGTTCCAGGAGTCGCGTCCACAGAGCGTCGCTGCCGGAATCGTGTACCACTACATATGCGAACACGGCCATACACTGTCTATCAAAGAATTTTCGGCTAAAGTCAAAATCAGCCAGCTCACCGTAACCAAAATCAGGAACGAAGTCTGCCGCGTTATGCAGATGCTATAATTATTTTATTTTTACCCAAAGGTAAAAATAATAATTGGTTAAGACTCGCGCCACTTGTGCGAACAGTTGTAGCAGCGCGCAAACACGGACGTGCCCTCGTCGGCGGAGCGCACCTGCTTTGTGTACGAAAACGTCTTGTTCATCTTGCACTTGGGACACGACAGCGCCCCCTCGGTCACGTCGATGTCCTCCTCCAGAAACGTGTCGGTCTCGTGCTCTGCCGCTGTATACTCGCCATAGATACGGAGATTAAATCCAGCAAGCGCCAGCTTGATATCTTCGTGGTACTCAGCAACAAGACCACGGCTCAGATACCCAACACAGTCGTACAGATTCTTCATGTACACTGCCTGTGACGCCGAGTTGAGGTTGATTCGCGCCTCGAGAATATCGATATTACGCCGGATCGAGAGATACATTCCCAGCACACGTTTTCCAACTTCCCGGTATGACATATTGTTGTTTCTGGTGCAATAGTGTGCAATGTTTCATTTTTACACCGCGGTGTAAAAATCACATAGATAGGCCGGCAAACTCGTGCAATGCAAGCTTGGCTGGGTGGTTTAGGATCGCCCGGTTGTTCCGTATACACTGTGGCGTCAGCCACCCGATCCCCGTGATTTCGGTCGAGTCTGTAAGACTTAGTGGCAGGCTACGATCAAGCTCGATATTATATATGTCCCACTTCCCTTTTAGCATCTTGCGTTTGTGCGGATCGATGTACTGTTTCACATCAATACCGGTTTCTTCAACAGTTTCTCGAATCGCACACTGCAATCCGGTCTCGCCGTCCTCAAGTCGGCCCTTTGGAGGCCCCCACTTGCCGTTATACGACTGTACAAGTAGAACTCGCTTCGGATGCTGCGTGTGTATAAATGTCCCAGCGCGTGGAATATTGTGGACATACGGCCCAAAGTCAGAATCCTGGCCAGTGTCTATATCCTTTGTCAAGATCTCGCACTTGCCACAGCGGCATACAAACTTGTAAGACAACATACAATACCAAGTGTTCTGATTATGCCACCATTTCACATTTTGTAGCTGATTATCTAAGTAGCTTAAAGTGCTTGAGAATAAACAAAAATGTCAGACAAAGTCAAGAAACCAAAGTCCAGCTATCTTATCTTCTGCGACGAGCAGCGTCCCCTTATAAAAGTCAGCAACCCCGAACTCAAAAGCACCCAGGTTATTCAGGAGTGTTCAAAGAGGTGGTCTGCCCTAACAGACGCACAGAAGGACGTCTACAAGCAAAAGTACCAGACGCTTGCTGCGGAACTGCCTGTCCAGCATAAACCCGAAAAACCAAAAAGCACAAAGCCCAAGAGCGCCTACATCAACTTCTGTGCCGCAATCCGCCCAAAGGTCAAAGACGCACATCCTGAACTTGGTCCCAAGGATATCATGTGCAAGATCGCCGAGGAGTGGGCAAAGCTCTCCGAAAGCCAGAAGGCCTCATACAAAGAAACCGCACAACCTGTCGAGCCCGTAAAAGTGGAGGAAGTAAAGGTCGAAGTAGCTGCAGTGGCTGAACCTGTGAAGAAAGTCCGCAAACCCAGAAAAGTCGCGGCCGAGCCAGTGCTTTCTGAATAATGGCAATTATACTGTGCACAGTATAATTATCGGTCCAGTAAGTCGTCAATATCCTTCGACATTGACCTGACCTTGTTCATTAGGTAATTAATGCGCGAAATAAGAAACATCCGCTCGCTCTCGTACGAGACCGGTGCCGGTGGTACAGGAAAGAGCTCGTCCTCGCTAGACGTGTAGGACTCGTCGGTATCAGAGTCGCTGTCAAAGATGTGGAGAATCGACTGGTATCGCTCAGTCACTGTCATTTGTATGGAAAAATGTGTTTTTATACCCGATTTTCTTCGTTATGTAAAATGAAGAAGCAGACAATTGCAGTGGTGTGCGTCGTTCTAGTTATATTTGCCATCATGGTTTACAGCTACAGCCGCGTTCCGCGCCCGATTCTCGACCAGACCGAAGAGTTCTACCGCAAACACGCCGACCAGACCCGCGCATATCTTGCCCGTGTGTACCCGCTTGCTGCCAGAACACTCGGCAACATGGACTGCATGGACATTGCGCGATTCTATAACAATCTGGACTTTATTTACAACTGCTGTTACGCGTACAGAGGCGACCTGGCACCGGAGGGCGGCTGGGACGCGCTGCCGTGCTGCAGCAACAAGTCAAACCTGTTTCCGTACGCGCCAATGGGATACATGTACATGTGGATAACGTACGCAACCCAGAACAAACACACAGTGTACAGCGACGGCAAAACATTCGACGGCGCACTTGTCCCACGCAACATTGTCGGTTCACAGCGCGTAGACATCCCGTGGGGGGCGCGCGCAGACGGCGGCGAGGTTGACGCTGCGAACCGCAGCGGGCCGTGCCCGTACTGGATTACCCTGTACACGCTCATACGCAACATATACTACCCGTTTGGGCCTGTCTACGACCAGAGCTTCAAGAAATGGTCGTACTTGAACGGAATAGACCCGCAAAACAGCGACAACATGGGCTTTACATGTAAGACACGAGACTGGGCGTTTGGACTTGCCAGCGGTGCGTACGTCGAGGTGACGCACTCGGCATGGGAGCCAGGCATGGTCCAAAGCCAGGGGACATGGCTCAATCCGTTCTTTGGTGGCGGCACCGGGCTGTTCTACCGCATTGGACACACATTTGTCGCAAACAACAAGATGGATGGCCTGTTCAAACTCGTCCAGCAGCTGGCCGCGTCGTCCCGCAGCGACCTTGACATGCCCGACATGACAGCAATGCGCGGTGCTGACTTTTCTAAGATGAGCGGGAGCGAAATCCTCAGACACTGGTACGGCACGGACGACCCGTACACCATTGTCTGGAAGTACTGCACCGAAAATACGTGGCCGCCAATGGCACGCACATCAACCGGTGGCTGGGTTGTTGTTCCCAAGCAGTGGATATACATTGACAACAAGGGCGTGCTTTCTGCAACCGGTCTGTTTACTCCGGGCAAGATTGGACAGAACGGCCAACCGTACGGGCCGAATGCTGCAATCCAGTTTGGCGAGGTCGCGCAGTGGTATGCTAGCCAGCATGGTGTTTCAGACAAAGACAGTATTAAATTTGCAATTGACGGCGCGCGGCAGTCACGCGACTATCTCCTTGACCGAGTATGCACAATTGTTGCATTCGACGAGCCCATATTCTGGCTTGCAAATGTTCTTGGATACGAAACGGTGCAGCTTCCCGTCAGTGCAAACGGCAACGGGTTGTGGTCGCCAGAAATTATACACACAGTTGTACCAGACCCAACATGGGCCACGCACGTAAAGGGACGTCTGTACGACTTTGTTGCCGGCGACGATGCCAAGTCAATGTTTGATATCTCACAGGGCGCACCGCGATACACTGTAGAAGCGCTTGAAAAGTGGCAAGACATGATTTCACAGATGATCACGTCGCGCAACCCGTTTGACCTGAGCGAGGCGGTTACTTGCAGTAGTATGGGAAGACTCGCCGGAAAAGTTATTACATACGACGACAAGTATTTTACCCAGTGGCCCGGATGTTCCGCTGACGAGAACTCTGACAGATGCTGGAAGGCTGGCAGCAATGACTACGGCGAGAAAAAGCCGCAGTGTGCCACCAACGGACAGTGGGGCGTGACAGTAGAGGGTGCACAGGATTTCCCTGCGCGTACATTCTGGGGCCACTACAATCCAGAGAAAGGCTGCTACCCATATTACGAAAACATGTACTGCAACAACAACCTGTCAGCAGAGTACAGCAACATCAGAATATATACTGGAAAAGACCTAGGACGTCTGAAGTAATACCTGGTAATATTACTTTGAATATTGGTAATATTACTCAATTGATGTATTTTTCGATGCTGGGATAGTATCTATTTTTGTTCATGAACTTTTTCAAGCTTTGTTTCTCTGCATGGACTACAGCGGGGTCTTTGGGTAGCGGGCCACATGCCTGCTTGATTCTGGAAATTGCCTCGGTCTTTGGGTACGGTGGGAGCTCCAGCGCGTCTTCAAACTTTGTAATTGCATTAATAACGCGCTGTGTCATTTTTGCCTGGGTGCACTCGCGCACTGTCATTGGAATTTCCTTGCGGTAGTATTTCATAAGCTCAAGCAGCAATGTGTAATCGGCGACTTGTTTTTCAAGAAGCGACAGATGATGCTCCAATTTACCTAGCGCACCAGGGCCAAACAGTTCTGCAATCTCCTGCTTTATAGAATTAATTCGCAATACAGTGGCGTCCGCATTTGTAAACAGGTCACCACACAAATGGCTGAACATTGTGTCGAGCAGTGTGCGGACTAGATGGTTGTACTTTGTGAACCCGTCGCTGAGCCGCTTTTTGAGAGCTTTGGGATCAATGTCGATTGCACGTTGCTCAAAGATTGCACGAAGATCTTCACGAGTATACTTGGAAGCCATTTATTTTGTGTGTGTAAAAAATATATTTACTCTCTCGTTTGCGAGAGTAAATATGTATAATTGCTGCTTATCTGAGCACAGCGATATTGTGTGGTAGTGGGGTATCGATACCCAGCTCGTACTTGGTTTCGGGCGACTGGAACACCGACACTAGGTACATGTCAAAGAGAGGCATGTTGTCGCGAATAAGGTCCGCACTGAGGTCCTGGAACTGTACAAAGTTGTCAAACACGGTCTTGCAGTCGATAACAGCTTCGTTTATTTCTCCACGGTTGTACGCGTCAATGAATATCTTGATTACCGCTTGCGAGAGTGTCAGCTCCAGTGAGGCACGTTCCCAGTCCATGGAAGTTGTCAGACCCGTCCGGACTGCCACCTCGAACATCTGGCCGTGGAAAAGCGCAGCACGCTCGCGGAGTTCTTCATCGTCCATAGTCAAGTCGCTGTCTGTCTCGTCAAAATCGATAGCGGTGTCTAGAAATTCGTCAAACACGCGCTGCTCAAGCTCGGCAACAAACTCGTCGTCGCCGATGGTTGTTGCATCCTCGTCATCTGTTGTAGCTTCAGGTGCTGGACCGAGTACGGTGCGGCAGTACGGACACTGGTTGACGCGCGCTGTCCACGCGTCGATGCACTCGGCGTGGAAGACGTGGTTGCACACGAGTGTCTTTGATGTGCTGGATGCAAGAGAGTCGCGGCAGATGGCGCAGATGTCGATGGCGTACATTAGGATACAATTCAGGATTATGCGCAAATGTATTTCATTTTTGAAATGTTGTCTATTGTAAATGGCAGCACGCAACTACCACACAACACGCGGCAGCTACACGAATGCCGAGCAGTACCTGCGCAATGTGGGATTCCAGACAGAAGACGAGACATTCAAGTACATGTTTTCCGACGAGACACTTGCCTGGATGTCTGCCGAGATTACACGGCTGCTGCACGGAGTATCGTCCGATGGCCGCGATATTGTTGTCCCGCGGGACGCAATATCAAGCGTCCTTAACAACGTGTACATTAACTACAGGCCGCAGACCGGGGATATATACAGCAGGTACAACATTAAGCAGTTTGAGCCGCGCGACGATGCAAACCACATGATTACCGAGGCCATTGAGATCATTGTCGACCAGATACGCAGCGAATACGAGATTGCAAATATCAACTACGATCTGTCGATATGGGACAGCGTGTGGCTCGGCGACGGGATCAGTCGCAAGGGGCTGAGGCAGTACGCGCCAATCAAGCTCCGCGAGCGCCGTGCAACCCCGATGCTTTTCAACTACAGCTTCTAATTCTTATTACGCGCATTGTAATAAGACTGTGTTTACACAAGTTTTGGTTTTTCGGCCGCCAGCTTGACTCCAACAAGCACTATCAGGAGGAGAACTGTGAAGATTACAGTGTTGAGCATTATACCGAACTTGGTGCTCGACAGGATCAGAAACGCGGCTGCGGCGATAATTGTAATAAGGATAATCTGGAGTGTCGACAACATTTATTTAGTGCAACATTTTTAATACGGATTACATTGTGTCTCGCACTCGGGCAGCGTGTAGTCAAACGAAAGTGGGCGCCCGTAAAATCCCTTGTTTGCGCATTTCTTGTATGGCGACACCTCAAAGAAGAACTGCTCCTTGTTCTTGTCAGTGTAGTACTTGGCGGCGCTGATTATTGCCAGCAGCAGAACGGCAAACGCTGCAGCGTTTGCGGCGGGCGACGCACGGGCGCCGTAGTGTAAAGTCAGACTAAAGAGAATTGTGCTAATGATTACTATCGCAAAAACCTGTTTCCAAGATATCATTATTTACTTTATAATAAATAATAAATGTCAGTAAATACTTTCAGCGATCCGCAGTTGGCGAACCTTTTCTGGATGAACATCCAGTCTGTTCCGCAGCCGATTCGCGCAAAGATGTACGATCTGGAGAACAGGTGTAACTACATCATACCGCCAATGAGCTGTATGAACTGTGAAACGTACGTAGTGTTCTATGTTGGTGATGCCGACACAATCCGTACTAATGATGTGCAACTTGTCTCAAAGGATATTAGCTCATATCTAATATACACGGAAGTTCCAGATATGGACGCCATCGAAGTCTTTGTTGGCGCATGTCCCAACAACGAGTACACTATCAATGTCCTGATATATGCTGTCGTCACAAACACGCAGCACAACTACGTGTGGGTTGCGCTCAGACCGGAGATGAGTTTCTTCCGAGAAACAGTCGAGTATCTTGTTGAAAATAAATTCCAGCAGCCTCAGCTTACAGACGAGACGTACGCAAACGAGCCGATCAAGTACGATGTGATTGCGCTTCTCCTTGACAAGACAGATCCCATGGTGCGCGAAGACGAGCTCGAGCGGGTACTCGAATTAAAGTTCAAGTACGATTCCGGCATGAAACGGTGTTTGTTCAAGGTTGTGCTGCCGAAAAAAGTTACCGACGTGCTCAAGTCGTATCTTGGTAAGCAGACAGAAGTAGCCGGCAATTTTGTAATACGGGCGTACGTGCTGGAGAAAACAGATACGGGAGACTACGAGCCCGTGGCGTACCTCGGGTTTCCAACAAACACGCTGACAGGTGGCGACACCGAGGCGGTGCAGGCCCCGACAGGAAACTTCAACTTTCACACACATCCACACCATTGCTACACAAAGTATAACTGCACCCTCGGGTGGCCCAGCGATCAGGACATGGCAAGCATCCCGTGGCACCGCGACATGGGCAACATTATGCACTTTGTGATAACGGTCGAAGGTATATACAGCATACAGTTTACGCCCGAGTTTGGACTGTACATTGACAACATGAAAAAAGGAGATTACATAAACTACGACACATGCCGCGACCAGTTTTACAACTCGGTGCTGACATTCTTCAAACCGTTCAACGACGTGCGCCAGTTTCCAAAACACGTTGACCCACATACCATTCTCCTGCAGTATCTAGAACGGGTCAACTCTATTACGATCCGAGAGGTAATCAAGAGCACAAACATCTCGTCCGAGTGCCACTGGCTGGTTCCGCTGTCCGACTTTCCGCTGTATTCAGTGGCGTATGCGTCGTGGGACCAAATATCACAAGACAGTGGGTTCAGTGTGTACAGCAAGAATGTTCTTTCAATGAACAGGTCGTGTCTTCCATCAATAGTCGAGGAAGCTGGTAAAATAGGCGACGAGTTTATATAGGCTAGCGCTTGACGAGCGGATTCGCAGGATCTATGTAGTCCACTGTTAGAATGTTGAAAAGCACGAGCTCAGCCTCAATGTTGTTTATTGCACTGGTACATGCAAGTACAAGATCTGACACATGTTTGCTGGATAACGCAAGTGCTGACTGCGCCTTAGCGATCGCAGTCTGTATCTGTTGACGAGAGCGCCAGAACTCCATTTTTATTCTCTCGCGCTGCCAATGGAGGTCGAGTGTGATGCATCCAAGCACAGTGCAGAGTGTCAGATAGATATTGAGAAGCCTCATTTACTTTACCTTGCGGTAAAGTAAGTATTAATTTACGACTCGCGCGTTGAGACGGGCTGCAAGCCGCTCAATATCACAAAAGTCTGTGTGACCGTCGCGTGGCAGAGTCTGTGTGCGGTCGAATCCGTCGTTGCCGTACTCCCACTGGATAATGTCGCCCGTGGAGTTGCGCACAGTGCCGTCGTACTTGACCTGTACATCCTCAAGAATCTTGACCATCTTACGCTGCGTGTATCCAGAGACAGAAGTCTTGAGCGCGGTGTCGCTCACGCCCTCGCGACCGCTCATTGAGTGAAAGAAAAACTCGTGCGGCCGGAGTCCGCGTATAAACGAGTTTTGGACGAAGCCGTTCGCACCAAAGTTGTCGACTTGTTTCTTGAGCGGAAAGTGTGGCAGTGTGCGCAGACCGTTGTTGAGGACCGGCTGTATGCGTTTGCCAGACACATTCTGCTGACCGAGCACGCCGGTAATCTGGCACACGTTGAAGTAGTCGCCCTTGGAGCCGGACGTGACTGTCGACACAAACCCGTTGCTGGCACTAAGGGAATCTTTTGCGGCCTTCATGCCTGCATCTTTTGCCTTGGCAAGCGCCATGTTGACCTTGGCGTTGCTGATTTTGGGATTTGTAATTGTGGTAGCGGCGCGCGATGCCTCTGCAAAGCATCGGGCAACCTCGCGCTCGATTTTCTCAGTCAGGTCTGCAGGGGGCAGACAGTCCCCAAGCCCAATACTAAACCCAAAGTGCGCGAGCCATCCGTTTGCAATAAACTGGATCTCGTCAATAAACCCTAGAACATGTCCATAGTCCTTGTACATGGTGTGCACGATGTTTCCAAGAACGGATTTGGTGAGCATTCCCTTGACAAATATGCCGCGGCGTATCTCGACGCCGCCGCCCACGTATGTGAAATCTGGAGGTGTGATCAGCGACACGAGTGCGCGGCCACACATTGGCAAGCTGTCAAGTACGTTGACATAGTGGTCCTGTGTGTAACTTTTTAGAGACATGCAGATGTCCATGAATATATGTCTCGGTAATACATAGTCGTGTTTTGTCATCAGGTATGCACCAAGCATCCCGTCCTGTACGACAGCAAAGTTTGGCTTGCTTGATTGTGTCGAAATGACATTGCGCGTACTGGATGCAAGTTCCTTGAGCTCAATGCGAGCCATGTAGTCTTGCGGGACGTGGATGTTCATCTCGTCTCCGTCAAAGTCGGCGTTGAACACCTTGGTCGTTGCAAGATTGAGGCGCATGGTCTTGCCGGGTCGCACAACAATGCGCTTTGCCAGCATAGAGCACTTGTGGAGTGTAGGCTGCCTATTTATGAGGACAATGTCTTCGTCTCGCAGATGCCGCTCAACAATGTCGCCTACTTGCAGCACATAGCGCCGCTTAGATGCTGGCACATAGTCAAACGATTTCCCATCTCTTGTTACTGTGTCGCCCAGCAGATACGGCAGAGTCGCCACCTTTCCAGCGCGGTAGACAACGTCTGTGCGCAGAATCTCGGTGGCCTGGGTTGTGCATGCGTAGGCAAGATTGATCTTGTTTTTTCCTCTGACAACAAAGTTTGCGCGCCCAGAATCCACGATAGTCTGCATTTCTGCAATGTTTATTGCGTTGACATGTTCCGGGACCGTCAGGCGCTGTGCAATCTCTACGGGAATAGCGACCTGGTCTGTGCACAACGTGGGGTCGGGTCCAATAACTGTGCGGGCCGACTGGTTGACACGCTTACCGCTCATGTTGTTGCGGATGATTCCGTCTTTTCCCGAGATGCGCTCCTTGATTCCCTTGATTGGCCTGCCTCCGTTGTTGTGTTTGGACTTCCCCTCTGAGTTGTTCATCAGTGTCGACACGTGAAATATCAGCGACGCAATTTTGTCGTCGTTGGCACTGCTTTCCGCAATCTTGTTGTTGATTTTGACAATGTTCTGGTACACAACTGTGAGATCGTCGTCACACACACTGCCCTCGGAAATTATGTACGGACGCGACTTGATTGGCAGCACGACAATGTACTCCATGACAAGACTCTTGGGATGGATCATTGACGGGAACAGACCGATCGCCTTGATGTCTGAGTCGATGATGCACGAAAAAATTGCAAGACACTCGTCGGGCGTCATGGCCGACTTTGCTCCGGACTTGGATCGGACGATTGTGCACTCGCTACTGACAAACGAGTAGACGGCGCGCGGTGCCTGGCAAAAGTAGCACGAACTCACGCCCGACACGTATTCCTGTACGCGTTCGAGCCGTGGAGGAATTCGCTCGACCTTCAAGTGGTCGAGCGAGACGACTAGGCGACTGCATTGCGAGCAGAACATGTTCAGGAAAGTAACAATGTAGCGGTAGTACATCGGATGGAATATCGGACGGGCAAGCTTGATGCAGCCGTAGTGACCCGAACACGACTTGTTTGTCAGTCCACACGACTGACACGTCTTGCCGTTCTCGATGACTCCCATGCGCTCGTCATACACGGACTCGTGTCCGGACAGGTTGGTGTTAGTTACGTGGCACACGGCATTGCGCTGTATTTCGTCAGACGAGAGTACTCCAAATCGGATGTTCTTGATTTCACTAGTGTTGATCATGATACAATACGGAGTGTATTGTATACGATATTCATTTTTATACCTAATGGATTGTTTGGAAATCAAGCGAGGCCCACTCTGTTCCGTACACGGTTTGCATCGCCTGCTTCTCCTCGTCTGTCAAGTACGAAGGGTCCATGCCCGATCGCAGCTGCAGCACGCTATATGCAACGGTGTTCTGCACCAGACTCTCGAGGTTTTCAAGATCCATCTGTCCGTACATGTGCTCGCCACACCTTGCGTACTTTTCGCGCTGCTCGGGAGTCAGGCTGTCAGGCGAGACGGGCGGTTCGTTCCACAGTCTGTCGCGGATCTGGGACGTGAAGGACTTCATTTCTTTTTGTAAAATGGTATTTAAATTATGTTGTATGTTGGCACCGATACGGATTTGTACTGCTGCTCTGCCTGAGCCTGTGGAGCTTGCAGAAGCATGCGGTTGTTCTTGACATCGTATGCCACAAACGTGGCATTGCCGCTCTCGTCCTTGTTTGCAACAACCATGTCACCCAGATACATTTCCTTCTCCCTGAAGCGCGCCATGGGTTTGAGATTTGGATTGAAGAACTGCAACCCGTAGTCGTCGCCTTTGATAAGGTAGTTTTTCACAGTCACGCCCTGATTGCCCTGCTGGACTGTAAATATCACGTCTTTCGCTGGACTGACAAACTTGAGCACGTCGTCACTACTTCCGTCAATGGTCCAGTTGCCGACATTGACGCGCCGCATCTTGAACACAATGTACGCGAGGATCGCAATCACTGCGATCGCAAACACGTATTTTGAAATCAAATCGAGTGTCCCCAGCTGCATTTATTGTAAGTAAATTAATTTTCCGAAATAATGCGCATCGACTTGAGCGTCTCGAGTATGTAGTCTCGGATCTTGTCAGCGGGGATGGTGTACGGGACCTCGATCAGGCTGATGCCGTGTTCGCGGCACCTGATGCGCTTGAGTTCGTCACGGTACTTTTGGTTGTAGAACGCCTCGCGGTTCTTGTGGAAGTGCGGCACGTAGTTGTAGTGCTGGCGGCCGTTGTACTCCACGGCCAGTTTCAGCTCCTCGTTGTAGCAGTCCAGCTCCATATTGTACGTGGAGATATCGGTGCTTGTGACATTGTTTTTAAGAAAGTCCGGGCGGCATTTGGGAAACTGCTTGCCAAAGTGCTCCTCGACAACGCGACGACACTCGGTCTCGCCCGCGCTGTCGCCCTTGCGACGCTTGATGTCGACCATTGTCACAGGTAGCAGCGCCTTAGTCTCGGTCTTCTTTTTATAGTGCCAGTACACTGTGCCAACTATAAACACAAATACGACAATGGACACTGTAAGTATAGCTGGTCCGCATGTTTCACAAAAGTCCTTGAACATTTATTATATGCACAAATTCTAAATCTTAAAGAGTTCGCAGCAGGTGTATGGACACAACATCGCTTGTTGTTGGCGACATCCACGTCAAGACACACAATCTGCACCTGATAGACGAGCTTGCGAGCTTCCTGGAAAAGCAGGTCGAGCACGAAAACCCAGACATCGTTGTACTACTTGGCGACATTCTCGACTACCACGAAAAAATCCTAACACCGTGTCTCAACAAGGCGTACTCGCTGATTTCGCGGCTGGCAAAGCTGCGTCCGGTGTACATCCTTGTCGGAAACCACGACTATATATCGAACTCGCAGTTCTTGACCGACACGCACTGGATGAATGCCATGAAGCTGTGGCCAAACGTCACAGTGGTAGACACGGTGATTGTGGAACGGGGAATCGCGTTTTGTCCTTACGTGTCACCAGGCCGGTTTGCCGAGGCGCTGCAAACAGTCGAGGGTGCGACGGACGCAAAGCTGATTATGTGCCACCAGGAGTTCCGCGGCTGCGATCTTGGCGTCATCAAGTCTGAACACGGCGACACGTACCACGCGTACTCCGGACTGGTTGTCAGCGGACACATCCACGATAACCAGTGGCTGTGCCACGACAGGGGAATGGGTGTGTATTATGTTGGCGCACCGCTGCAACATGCATTTGGCGATAAAGAAAAGCGGGTTGTTGCTGTGATTGGGAAAGACCTCAGTGTTCGCGAAATCGGTGTGGGGATCGGACAGCGCGCATGTATCACTGTGTCATACGATAATCTTGGCGATGTTGTAGTACGTCCCGGCGTCGAAACGCGTGTGACGGTCGTTGCGACCGTCGCCGAGTGCAAGGCGTTCAAGAAAACACAGCAGTACAAACAATTGGCCAAGAAAGCAAAGATCGTTTTCAGGAATCCAGACACCGTGGCAGTGGTTCAGCCAAAGGCACGCGGATTTGCCGACATCTGTCGCGAAAAAGTATGTGCTACGGCAAACCCGGCGATAATCGGTCTATATGACAGTCTTTTTGTATAACTAATTTATTCTACGCGTAGAATAAATGCGCAAACAGTATGTGTCTATCAACGATATGGGCACTTCGCGACAGAACCCACAGCGTGAGCCGTACTACGAGCCGGAACTGCAGGCGCCATTCCAGCCTGGAGTCGTAGACCCGCGGAAGGGGCGCACACTCATTTCAGACATTGAAGTAAGCAGCAAGTTTACTCCACCGGCCCATGTAGAGGAAAGACCGGCTCCAAACTACGTTCTGCACACGGATCCCGGATGCCAGGATGTCATGCGGCATGTGGTGTCGTGTCCGTTGTGTTCCCGGATATACACGCCAGATCCCATGATCTACTACATGGTCATCGCCATACTGGCCGCAGTTGTTGTCGTGCTGCTTGTGCGTAAAAACACTATATAAATCATTTGAAAAAATGTACAATGGATTTTGACACCTTGGTTCTTGGTGGAGGCGGGATCAAGTGTATTGCGATGCTTGGCGCGCTGCAGTATCTGTACGACAACGGAGCTGGACACGTGTTTAAGAAGTACATTGGCACGTCTGCTGGATCGATGATATGTTTCTTTCTGTCGATCGGATATACGCCTGTCGAGCTTATTGCGTGTATATGCACGCGCGAGATTCTCGAGTCGTTGCTTCCCGTCGATATTGTTTCGCTTGTCACGGGACACGGTGCAATCCCGTACTCTAAGCTGGACACGCACCTACACGCGATGGTACACAGCAAGATCGGAAGAGACTCGATCACGTTCCAGCAGCTGCGGGACGAGTACGGCATCACACTTGTGTGCACAACATACAACATGACAAAGAATACATGCGAGTACCTATCGCATGAAACTTATCCAGACATGGACTGTCTGATGGCCGTGCGGATGAGCTCTGCGATCCCGATCGTGTTTGACGAGTGCGAGTATGACGGCTCGATATACCTCGATGGCGGCATAGTCGACAACTTCTCGATCACAGTTGCCCAGCCAACGGACAAGGTGTTTGGCTGTGTCATGTTTACCGAATACAAGAAACTTGGCGAGCAGAACCGCATTCTCAGCCTGCTGCGAATCCTTGTCACTGTGTCCTCCAACTTCTACATCGACCGCGTGCTGCAGAACTATCCGCAGCACCAGATACTGCGGCTGTGTGTAGAAAACATCGACCTGTTTGAGTTTCGACAGACGCGACCACGCCTGCTCGACATGTTCTCGTCTGGATATAACAATTGCCAGGTATTTTTCAAATCTCGTTAAATAAATGACAAGCTCCAACATTCTCGAGTGGCTACCTGTAACATCGTTTGCATACACGCCGTACTTTGCGTCCGTCGTCTTTGACCCGACGCTGTGCCAGCTGCTCCAGCTCAAGAACAGCAAAAAGATACGGTGCACTATCTCTGACACAGACATATACGACGGGACATACATGTGCACAATCGACGACACCGTAGCGTGCACTTCCGCGTGGATAACACCAGAGGCGCAGTACACCAAGATTGCGACTCTGACAACACCGTGGATTGGCGTTCCACCCGCAAAGGGGACGATCAAATTCTAATCTTAATTACATATGCACGTAATTAAGATTGCGCGAAGCAGCGCTCCTGGAGACAGCGCTGGATATAGTTGTACGTGATTGTCTCTGATGTGCCAAACAGCTCGGCCAGCGCACGGTCGGGGATGATCTGGCGCTTGTCGCTGATGCTGTTTAGCTCGTGTGTTTTAATGTAGTCGCATATGACGCGCGTCACATCGTTGCGACTCTTCAATTCGTCCGCAGACCATCCGCTGAACCTGCACATTGCCGCACTCAGCGGCATCTGCTTTGCAAACCCCGACTTCATATTCGGCGAAACATCTTTTTTGACAACGCTGCGTGTATGTTTGGAAACGTTGACACACAGCTCTTTCAGCGTCTGGTAGAGCGCCTTCTCGTTGGCAATGAGTGACTTGCGCACCTCTGCATCCTTGAGTGTGCGCAGTAGACTGATCTGTGTTTTAGCCAGACGCAGAATCTCGGCCAGGTGGTCGTTGATCTCGTCCACCTGTTTTTCGTACAAGTCTTTGGGTACCTGTTTCAGAAACATCTCTAACGGTATAACGGTTAATTTTAGATGTTTTTTGCAAGTATTAAAACGTGTAAACAGAAAATAAATGGTCACCGTAACATCAAGTCTGGGAAAAAAAACTCGGGATGTCCCGGATAAAGACCGGGACGCAGTCGCACTTGCCTACAACACACTGCCACGGTTTGTAGGCAACATTAGGGCCGATGGCACGGTTGACTTGTTTGACGAATTTGTTGAACCGCGAGACGACGATATCGACTTTAATATCTTTTATGAGAAAGTATCGCCGCTGTTTCCCGACTTGTCTCAGAAGGAGATACTTGAACGCTGGCTCACTAACAGGCGCGTGATTGTGGACGACGGCGCGCTGACGTACTATGTCCAGCTCCAGGTCAACGATGTTCTTGACGTCGACACATTTATGCAACACGATGTGGACGAGTATGTCCAGCGGCTTCAGCACGAAATCGCCGTCTTTGCAAAGACGGCACACGAAAAGGCCGCCAACCTGCGAAAGCTGCAGACGGGTATCCCACACACACAGTTTTTCAAAAAATCCAAGACGTACCGGCTATCCACTGACGCCGACGTGCCGCTACCTGTCCTGTTTGACAACTTTACTCCATCTCGCGTGCTTCCGTTTGCGTCGTATGCCGGCATGTACAAGTACGCAAAGACATTTACACCGCAACCAGGCATGGATGTGTCGTCGCCAGACACGATGATTCTTGTTCGGTCAGACTTGCAGCGGAACGAGACCAGCAATGTCTTTGTTTACCGCACGCCGGTCGGCACGGTCAACTGCGAGTTTGAGGGCTCAGTGCTCGACAACGACGGAGAGAGCACTGCGTCGCTTGTGCTGGAGTCGCTCAAACTCGAGACCGATCTGCGTGTCGAGCAGATCGGTGTGCAGGGCTTCTACTTTTTTATCGGATACACGATTGATCGGTACATCTTTCCCGAGTTTGTCATGAACAATGCAGCAGTCTCGTCGCAGATCAGTCTTGGAGAGTTCACGGTTCCGTCGCGCACCGGACCGACGCGCGTTTATTTTCCAGCAAAACAGGTCACCGGCACAATTGCGACAAAAACAGTTACGGTTGGCACATCCGACTACACACATGTGTCGCATCTGGCATCGGCGGGGGACCAGTATATCCGGCTTTTTGTGTCGCGCGCAGCCACAGACTCCGATGCTGCCGACTTTGCAGATACAGTCGCGCGCATCCTCAACGCATACATTGGCGACTACGACGTGCTATACAAGATATACAAAACATACATCCCGGGGTTTCCGCGCACGAGTCTCGAGCGGCGGTTTACAGCGCCAGGGGTCCGCGCACTCGATCCTGCAATATTTGTCTCGAACTATTCGCGTGTCTGCCCACACATCCCAACACCGGGCTCCGCGGACAGTGACGGTGCCATCGAGTTCCCCAAGGGCAGCGGCCAGTGGTACGTGTGTACTGATCCCAAGTACAAGTATCCCGGTGTTCGCGAAAACACGCTGCCGAATTCCGACGCGTATCCGTACATCCCATGCTGCTTCAAGACAGAGCAACGCACGAAGCCCAAGTTTCGCAGGTACTACATGGAGGACGAGGAGCAGACACTGCAGATCCGGCTTATTACAACAGACAAGATACTTGCACCCGACTTCTTTGGCGTGCTCCCGCCACTCATCAACGAGCTTTTTCTGTCGCTCGATCCAGACAATGTGTACGTGCGTTACGGCGTGTCCGACACGCTACAGTCGTTTATCGACTGTGTGTCGCTTGCTACAGGCCGTCGCATGGCGCGTGCGCGTATTCCGTCGGTTGTCAACATCGCGCTCTGTGCTCAGGAAAACCCAGGACTGCTCATTTCAGAGATCGAAGCAGGCGTAAAAGATCCGGGTACGTATTTCAGTCCGAGGCGCTATATTCGTCTGCTCGAGGAGGTGTTTGCAGTAAACATATATATATTTGACAAAGACGGGATTGCTGTGCCAAACCACGTCAACGGGTACTACAGATACGCCCGCAAGCAGCGCCCAACTATTATTGTGTACGAGCATCTTGCGGCGCAGCGGTGTGAACTCGTATCGCGCTGGGACCAGGACACAGACGAGTACAGCCACATCCAGCCTGACAACTTCACACACTTTCTGGAACAGGTACTTGCAGACACGGTAAACACGTGGATTGGCGGTGCGCACTTGCGGCCGATCGGTGAGCCGGCGTTTTTTGAAAAATGTGTTGCGCAGTACGTCGATATGTACGGCAAGACCCGCGGACTGAAGCTTGTCGACGAGACTGGAGAGGTGTACGTAGACACAACGCCGCTTCCTCCGCTCAACGTCCCACTGACACACAAGGTATACGCCAGCGCGCCAGATTCACAAAAAATTGTCGACAGGATTGTGGGAGAGTATACACCGGTGGGCTGGAAAATGACACGCCCCGTACACAACACACACGAGATCGAGCGTGGTCTGGCCAACATCCGCACTGCAAAATACTTGTGCGAAGTGTTTATTTTTCTATACTCAACGTGGAGCCACGACACGGGCGACACGGCGATTGACCGGTTTGTAAACGATCGGGTTGTCGTTGTGCCTCGCCATGTGTACACGATGGACGGGCCGTCGACGTCAGACATACGCGGTGTGCTCCACAACAACAAGTTTGCTGCACAGTCGCAGCGCATGGTTGAGCGGCTAGTATTTGTCCTTGAACGCGCTATCCAGCAAAACCGCAGTCGCGTTAGCACGTACTACACAGCAAAATACTTTGTCGACTACTACTCGTCGATTGATTCGTTCAGGCGCGGGGACTTTGTGTTGACGCCGTCAATTGTGTTTACACAGGCCCAGCACGAGCTCGAAGTTTACAATCAGCCTGCTGCCGACCAGAGTGCGTATGCAATAGCAGTTGGGGACACGCTGTACGACGCAACGCCCTCTGTTTACAACGCCGACTCCAAAATCATTGCCTTCAACAGCCCAGACGATATATCTGTACTCGACGGCACCGATCCGCCACTCCTTGCATACAAGCAAAATGGCAATGTGCACTACATGCAGCTGACGCGTGTAATTGACAATTAGATGTTCTATAATAAGTTAATTATAGAACTAGAAGCGTGGGCTTGCAGTGTGTTCAACCAGGAAACAGAGCGTGATGAATTCCAGCCCGTCGCGACCGTGTCCGATTGCGTGGGATGCAAAGCGCTTGAGAATCATGCTGTCCTGCGTGTGGACGTATCGTATGAATTCCACAAAAGGCATTGAGGATACTTTGCCGACATCAAACAGGTCGCCGGGATCGAGTCCGGAGCCTGGGATCAGCGAGCGGATTAGCGTTGCGGCAACGTGTTGGTGTGAATCGGCATTTAGAAACCGGCGGATCAGCGCCGGGTCGGACATGTTGACAAACTCGACAAACTTCCATCCTAGCATGGCGCCTGTAGACTGGATGCTGCTGACGAGACGACAGAGCGGGCACCGGTGGTCTAGTAATTTGAATATCCGTGCAATGCACGACTCGTGGAATACATGTCCACATGCAAGCGGTTCGTCGGACGCGTTGTCCATACATAAGATACATAGAGAATCCATTTTGCTTACCTACTATTTCTAGTAAGCAAAATATTAAATATAATTAAGTGTTAGGCAACACGCAGATCGATTTTCACAGACATTGACTCGAGCTCGGTGAACAGCAGGCGGCAGGCGTACGGGACTTGCACCGCGCGAAAGTCGTCGCTGCCACAGTTGCGGCACTCGTGTTGTTTGGACACAGTGGATCCGCATCCATAGCACACAACCACCTCGTACGGGTCTGACATTGTGTACAGTCTTTCGCGCAGGAAACTCGACGTGCCGTGCGCAATCAGCGCATCGCGCTCCATTTCCCCAAGACGTAGACCGCCGCCACGCGACCGGCCCTCGAGCGGCTGGTTCGTCAGTATCTGTACATCGCCGTCAGCACGTGCATGGATCTTGTCGCAAACCATGTGTTTGAGACGCTGGTAGTAGGTAGGGCCGATAAAGATCTTGGCCCGCATACGCTCGCCGGTCATTCCGTTATACAGCGTCTCGCTGCCGTCGCGCTCAAATCCCACACTGGCAAGACGGTCGCATATATCGTTTGCAACATTGACACTGCTCGCTGTGAACGGTGTTGAGTCGTTCAGCGTCCCCTCCATTGCACCTGCCTTGCCCAGCACACACTCGAGCAGCTGGGCAATCGTCATGCGGCTTGGAATCGCGTTCGGGTTGATAATAATGTCTGGCACAATCCCGTCGCGCGTAAAGGGCATGTCTTCTTGGCGAAACGTCATTCCCAGCGTGCCCTTTTGTGCGCTGCGACTGGCGAACTTGTCGCCGATTTCTGGAATCTTTGTTTGGCGGATGACAATCTTGATGAGCTGGTATCCGTCTGTGTTTGTTGTTACAATTACACGGTGGACAACGCCTTCCTGGTCGTGCTGCGCACATATACTCGAGTCGCGCTGCGACTCTGCGCCGGTCTTTGAGACAACAGACACCTTGGACACGAGCACGTCGCCCTTGACAACACGCGCCCCCTCGCGGACTATTCCGGTGCTGTCCAACTTGCTGTACCACTTGGCATTCTTGGTCATTATGCTGTGGAGTGTAACCTTCTCGTAGGAGTTGCTGTCAATGCGCTTTTCCTCGTACACGATTGTCTTGTACGAGTTTGACACAAAGAGTCCGCGGTCGATAGCCGACTGGTTAATTATCACAGAGTCTTCCTGATTAAACCCTGTATAGCATGCAATTGCAACAACCGCGTTTACACCCGACGGCATGTCGTCCATTCCGCACGCCCGCGAGACTACGGTAGACACGAGCGGGCGCTGTGTATAGTTCATACCGTGGATCACAGTGTCTGTGCGATTTGCAATGTCTAGCACCGGCACACCAATGGCCTGCTTCATCATGCTTGCCTGGAAACAGTTGCGCGCCGACTGGTTGTGGTCTGCAAACGGGATTGCGGCAGCACATATACCAAGCATGGCAATTGGTGCAATCTCGCAGTACGGAAATTCCGGATTTGCAAGCGCGTCAGAGTATTCCATCGCAATCTCACTATCCTCGATTTCGTTTGTGTCAAGATATACAATGCGTCCACTCTGAACAAGTTCCGACCAGCTGGGATTTGCAAGTGTGCCGTCGTAAACCTGCCTGAGAAACTCCTTGTCGCCAGCCGTGAAAAATGGACGCACCAGACGGCACTCGTCGCAGCATATCACGACCTCGTTGTCAATTTCCCGGTACACAACTGACACATCTGGATTGATGATGTTGCGCTTGCGCATGTCGCGGACTGTCGCTACAAACTGGCGCGGATCAGATACTTCGCCAATTATGCTTCCGTTGACAAGCACGACTGTACCTGATATCTCATTCTGAGATACGTATGGCATTACAGTGTCGATCACAAGCTGGTGCGGAACTGCGACAGACACCCGGGCAAAGATCGCCATGTTCTTTACAGTGCCTATCTGCATACCTTCAGGTGTTTCAAACACACACACCATGCCAAACTGCGTGGGATGGATCTGGCGGATCTTGACGTTCTTGCTGTCCTTGTCAACGGGGAGAACAATGCGTCTGATGTGCGACACCATCGACGCGTACGACAGCCTGCTCAGGACCTGTGAAACGCCGGAACGGATGTACGCGTTCTTCTGCACACCCCAGTTACCTGTTGCAAAGCAGTGCTTGATTCCCTTGCCGATGTCAAACAGTTTCTGGAAGACAATTGTGACATCGTAGCGCTTTGCAAGGATCTTGCGCGACGCCTCGACAAACTTCTTGACATGCATTTTCAGCAGTTCGCACACCAGCACACCGCTCAGCTCCGCGCGCTTGAGCGAAATGTTGTCACGGTCGTCCTCGGCACGGGCGCCGCTCTTTACCAAAACCAGTTTCTTTATCATCTGGACAACAAGCTGTGCCTTGCGTGTCTCCGGGAACATGCTCATGTGCGGGAATATTTCTGAAATACCTTTTGCATTCTCAGAACTGTTATCGCTGATAAACTTGAGCGCGTCGACGCGCGTCTGGCAGCGGACGTGTTTTTCTAGACACGGCACCTGTCTGACAATGTCTTCAAGCGACATGCCAAGTGCAATAAGCAGCGTAACCGCGGGGACCGGTCGTAGCACTTTGGGCAGCGTAAACACAACTTCAAATGTGCTGGATATTCTTGCCTGCACAAGCACCGAGTGGCTCGTCTCCTCTGACATCGACCGGATTTCTGCAACATGTGTGTACTTGGACTCGTTTTTGTCCGCAAACACATACACGTGGTTGTAGCTGATCCTTTCTTGTCCAATAAGGACTCGCTCCTTGCCGTTTACAATAAAGTATCCGCCACAGTCGTTGGGACACTCGCCGCAAGCCACGCGCTCTTCGCGCGAAAGGGCTGCAAGATGGCACATGTCCGATAGAACCATGACAGGCAGTTTGAATCCTTGGACGTGGGGATGGAACTTGGCTGTCTTGATACCGTTTTTGACATGCTCTTCGACGATATCAAGATACACGGTCGACTCGTATGTCAGGTCGCGGAGTCTTGCCTCCTGCGGTGTTATTGTCCGCGTCTGTATTCCGTCAATGGGAATCGACGGCGGCGCAATGTACACGTTCTGGAACTTGACAGTGTACGTCTCTGCGGGCGACTCGATCACGACGTCCGACATGTCTTCGAAGATCTTGAAGACGCCGTTGTTCAAGAATGCATTGAACGACTCCAGTTGCGCACCTGCAACACCCTGCTCGCTGTAGAAAGACTCGATTACGTTGAAAACCATATTTCAATAACTTGTGCTATATGGTTTCCATTAATTTCATTTTTAGCGCCGGGTTGCGCGATGCTGGTGTTGTGTAATCGAGGTCATCTGCGTGTCGACCGAAATATACGTGCAGTTCCTGCGCTTCAGCGGTGTCCCAATGTAGTATATGGTTTTCTTCGGGACGTCGTCTTTCTTCGGCGGTTCCTTCGACTGCGGTTGCGTCTGGGTCGCGTTCGCCATTGACTTGGCCATGTTGCTCGACACGGTTGACGCAAACGCACGCATTGCTTCCGCAGTGTATGGGTAGTTTTCTGGATAGATCTGCCGCGGGACACCGTTGTAGTAGAGCATGATGTATGGCACGCCGTCTATTGCCGTGATGGTGTTGCGCGACATCTTGACAACGTCCATGTACTTGTCGATGTTGAGCACTGCAAACACGACGCCGTTCACGTGTCCAACAATGCTCTTGAGCTCGGCAAGTGCGTGGGGAGAATACGGACAGCGCGAGGGCGAGTAGAAAAGCACCACTGAAAACCCCTTGATGGAGTTGCACAAGACGGGACCGTCCGGGATCTTGTTGATCCCAAAGTTTGATGTCTGCAGATACAACGGCCCGCTAGACATTTGATTTTTTTAAAGAAATCTTTAGATGTATAAATGAATGACGTCGTAAACGTTCGACTATACGATTTTGGTCCCAACATGCCTGTGGGCATAACATTGGCAAATGCAGTCACGCGTATCCTGTCCGCGCAAATAGGATTGCCATCGAGCACTGACTTTACTACAGAGCTTGAACATCTGTACATGCAGACCTTGCGGACGGGATTCACGACAGCGCTCGAGTTCTTGTCGGGTATAGACCGATACAAGAACCTGCTTCTTGACATGCGCTATGCCGAGTACACTGGCCCAAACACTGGTGTGGGTGCGGTGTATGCAGACACCGTGCGCCGTGTCAGCAGCAAGATACACGAGGCAATGCCTGTTGTGTACAACGCTGACACGCTCTACAGCGCGTATCTTGCAGCATCGATCATGACAACTCTGCTGCGTACGGGAAAAGACGATTGCTCGAAATACATCGGTCTCGTTCCAGCAAGTATCGTTGACGTGTACGGAGAAATCAAGGCGAGCAGTGAAAATATCGACAAGGACACGGTGCTCATGCTCTACACGCGGGGAATGCTCGACAATGTTGTGCTACAAGTCCTGCAGCATCCAAGTAGCGCTGCAAACATCGTCCGAAAACACTACTTCAGAGCATACGCCCAGGCACTGGAGAACATTAAGCGGCAAAGTATATTTTCAACATTCTTTGAAACTCTTGTCAAGCAGAAGTATCCCGATCTTGCATCAGCGGTCACCATAATTGCCGATCAGATGCACAGTCTTGACTTGGCTACCCAGCACAGTCTTGTAGACAGAGTATACCGGTTGTACACGCTCGGACTTATAGTATCGCGCGTCGACATCAACATCCCATCGGAAGACGCCATCAAACAAGTCGAGGCATTTGCGCTTCCAACCGCAGCACCTGCTTCCAAAAGTGTAAGTATTGCTTTGGATGTTGCGGGGACCATACTGGACTTCACGGCACACACACCGAACCTGTACATCAGCGAGCTGCATTTCCCGACAATTTCGCACTACGTATACTATCTTCTCAAGAACAAACAGTACAGCGCGGTCTACAACGGTAAAAATTTTATACCGACACCGGATATTTCAGACAAGTACATCCTTGTACCTGACATGTACGAGTCGTTTCACCGTGCGCTATTCAGCAACGAGGTATACGGCATTGGCCCCAAGATTACAGACGATCTCGCAAACGAAACTGTGGAGGTCGACACTTCTCTATCTGACAGACTTGTTGTTGTCGTAACTGCCATGTGTGCAGACACAAGTCGTCTCTTGAAAGAAAACAAGGACGTGCTGTCATCCAAGCCAGTTATTCCTGCTGCACTGCGCTGGGTAGTTGAGCGCATGGAGCAGATGTACGCTGTGTACGACAAACTGCAGTTTAACCACACAAACATGACGGATAAGCAGCGCCAGTCCCTTTGCATGCTGTTTCTTGGTCCGTGTGCAACTGCTGATGCGGTCCCGGGAGATCTTTTTCTACAGATAAAATCAAAGTTGTACACAACAATGCGCGACGTCCTAAAAATCAACCAGCACATTCTTCCCGAGACAGTTGTACAGTATGCCCGACGCACACTCTCGCTACCAGACACCAAAGATAGAATCCCGCGCGCAATCCGCTTTCCTGTCCTTGCCGTGAAGAATATAGTAAACATCCTCAGCCCGAGCATTGTGTCGCGCGATAATGCAGCTAGCATCGCAATATATATCCTGTCAGGACACACACCCGCGTCTGAAATCCGCAACGACTACACCACGCTAGTATCGTCGGAACTTGCAATAAGTGAGGATGCGGCAGCAAAAGTCTTGGGATTTGTATCGTCCATCGGGCTTGACAGCGACGAGATCCACAGACGTATAATATTCTACTCGGTATACTAACAACTATTTCCTCTCTCTACAAGCGTAGAGAGGAAATATAATTAACTGGTCAAACAATCGTGTCTTCAAGTTCTGGCTCTATAATAATTTCCTTGAGAGAATCGACAATGTCCATAGTCTTCACGTCTTTGCGATGTTTAGGAAATTTTTTGGGATCAATAGACAGGTTCTTCACGCGTCCTGATTTCTTGGTTGGAACTTCGACAACGGGAACTTCGGCAACGGGAACTTCGGCAACGGGAACTTCGGCAACGGGAACTTCGGCAACGGGAACTTCGGCAACGGGAACTTCGGCAACGGGAACTTCGGCAACGGGAACTTCGGCAACGGGAACTTTAACAATAGAGTTTTCGGCTTCCCGTGCAAGTCGCTCAAACTCTGCATTCTCAAGCTCAAACTTAATTCTATCGTATTCACCGTCAATAGTTATCTGATCAGGATATTCAGGTTGGAGATCTTTAAGATCTGTTACAACATATGGGAGTGAGAATTTTTCACACAGCTGGATATCGCTTTCAGACAATTTAAGTGTCATATGAGTGTACTTTGCAATGGCCACGTACTTACCTGTTTTCTTGGAAAAGACAAAGCGTGTCCCCCCCGTTCTGTCCCAGTAAAGCCCTAGTCTAGGGTGCATCTCGATTTTGTATACAATTTTTGTTGGTTCAGGACGTGGAGAAAGTAATACACCCCATATCTCCGGATTATTTGGCTTATTTTCTTCCTTCTCACTGTTCTTGGGCTTGTGGATGGAGCATCTGTCACCGACAGTGGCTTTCTTACCGCACACAGTCTTGTCCTTCTTGACGGCAACACATGTCAAGGCAACGACTTCTTCGACTGGAGCAGCTTGCTTTTCAACCGCACTGTTCTTGGGCTTGTGG